ATGTCCTTCGTTAACCGTCTCTGTCTACCTGAACGAGCTTTCAATTTTCGTTTGGCTGAGGGAGTGCCCTTACGTTGGAGTTCTCTGATAATATAAAGAGATCGCGGGTACGTTGATTTTACGAGTGATGGTACGATAATCTTTCTGAACCATGAGACAAGGAGATATGAAATTATGCAAAATTTATATCAAGAAATTACGAGTAAATCATGATAGATGCACGCAAACTCGATTACTTCATCAATAACCGATTCAATGTTCTTTTTGAGGGGGAAAAAGGCGTTGGGAAGACCTCGATGATTATCGACGCCTTTAAGCGAGCTGGACTTAGATATCGATACTTCTCCGCTTCTACTATGGATGTTTGGACTGACTTCATTGGTCTTCCTAAAGAAGTCACCGATCAAGATGGAACTTATCTTACTCTTTGTAAACCAAAGGAGTTCGCCACAGACTCAGTTGATGCCGTTATCTTTGATGAATATAACCGAGCCCCTACTAAAGTAAAAAATGCTTGCATGGAGATTATACAATTTGGATCCATTAACGGAGTCAAGTTCAACAATCTTAAAATGGCTTGGGCGGCAATCAATCCAGATAATGGAGATTATCAGGTTGAAGCCATGGATCCGGCTCAAGAAGATCGTTTTCACGCTAAGCTCTTGATTCCTTATGCTTTAAATGAGGAGTATCTGGTTAAAAAGTATCCAGATACAGCTGGACAGGCGATCGAATGGTGGAACGAACTTGACGATGACTCCAAAAGACTTTGCTCGCCTCGACGACTGGAATATTGTCTTAAGGCATTTCAATCTAACGGAGATCTTAATGATTTCCTTGATTCTAAGTTGAATGTTTCTTCTTTGATTTTTAAGATTGGAGCCGACCCAATCAAAAAAAGAATGAAATCAATTCTTAGTTCCCAAAATAGAGCCGACCTCAAATCTTTCATAAATGGACCCAACTTTAAATCCGCTCTTTATGTTTTAAATAGAGAAGAAGACCTTTTAAATGGTTTTGCTCCATTTATTACAGGAGACGTTAAAAAAGCCGCCTGCCTCAAGTTTCCCAATATTGAAAAATTCTTTAAGGACTATGATGCTCGGCGTCAATTTGTTCGGTTCTTTGAGCACTATCGTCATGAGGAGTTTGATTGGCGTAATGTTAACGTGCATTTTTCTGATGCATCGATGACTCGAGTTCATAGAGATGGGCAACCCGCAATTATTTCCGAAGATGCATTGAGTTTTGCATATGTGGAAGATGGAAAGTATCATCGAGATGATGGAATTGCCATTGAACGTCATGAACCGGGTGGCTGGAAACGTTATTGGTACAACAACGGTAAAGAGCATCGAGAAGGTATCGATCAGCCTTCTTATCAAGATTCTTGGGGCACTCAGATGTTTAAGAAAAATGGAGTCCTCAACGGAGATAATGTTGTCAAATTTCCGGATGGATGCTGTCAAAGTTATAGGAACAATGTATTAACTCAGTCTTGTTGGTTTAATCAACATAATCAGCTTCATAGAGACGGCGATTTGCCGGCTAGAATTGTTGGAGGTGTAATCGAATATTGGCAAAATGGAGCTAAACATCGAGATAATGGACCCGCTGTAATAGAGAAAAGTTCTCCTTATAGAGTTTACATTAAAAATGGAAAAATTCATCGAGATGACGGACCAGCGGTGACTAATCGAGATGGTACATCTCAATATTATCTAAATAATGCCGCTCATACAAAGGAGCAGTGGCTTAAAGCTACTGGTAAAACTTTTCTAGAGCCAGAGCCTAATACCATTTATTCTCAAACTACCGATGGTGGTGGTAAAGCTATCATTTCTTATTACAAAGATGAGCAAAAAACTATTCTTCATCGAAAGAATGGTCCCGCTGTTGTTTGTGAAAATGGAGATTTTCAATATTGGCTGGAGGGACAGCGCCATAACTCGAATCCAAATAAGATGGCGGTAAAACGCGGAACCTGTCAGGAGTTTTGGCAGCACAACAAGCTTCATAGGATTAATGGTCCAGCAGTTATTGTCAAAGGAACAACCATTAAAGAATGGTGGCTTGAGGGAGTTCAATACACCATGGAACAACATCTAGAGAAAGTAAAAGAATTAGGTTATGCTCTGGTCTGATTCTTCAGGCAAGCTTCAGCTTTATGACTTTCTGGGTTCTGGCTGCCACGGAGATGTCTGGGACTTGGGAAATGGTAAAGCTCTTAAAGTTGCTGGCGCCGAATTTTCTAAGATGGTTTGGAAAGAACGAGCTTTTTACCAAGATCTTTTCGAGCATCTAATTGAAACCAAGTATAATTTCATAGTTCCACTCTACGATTATCATATTTCAAAGAAGTTCTTTGGTTATACTATGGCTAAGCTTAACCCTTTGCCTCGTAAAGATAGAAGAGTCTTAGATTATTGGCATACGATAGGAGCCGATGATATTGACGAGGTGCTTAACCGAGCCAAACATCCTCAGCTTCTAGATTTGTGGTCTAAAATTAAGAGGGCTGATCTTAAGCCTTTTGATTTACACGGCAATAATGTGCTTCAGGATGAGCAAGGCAATTGGAAAATCATTGATGTGGAAGCTCTTCTCTGATATATTTTGGTTATGAATGAAGATCAGGATGAGATTTCTAAAACAATTAACCGAATTCACGAACTAGTTACTCCATTTATGTGCCCATCAGTGTCTCCAACATACCACCAAGTTAACCAATATTATTTGCGCGGAAAAAATGTTAAAAATACATTTGGTGCATCAATTAACGTTTGGGGTTTTTGGTACTCACAAATAAAAGCTAAAGGCGCCTCGCAATTAGAAACCCTTCTAAAACTTCAGAAAAAGTTAGAGATTGAATGCCAACTACGTTTAAAACAGCTTCGGGAGAAAAAGACTAAATTAGATTCTGAAGTAGCGTTAGTAGAAAGTTTGATCAGCAAAGATTGATAATCTTTTGCACTACCACATCAGTTAAAGGATTCACCCCGCATCGAGTTCCACTGTATTGAGCTGCTGTAGTGTCAGGCTCATCAGAGACCAACCAAAATCTATAGGTTACAGGTACACAATCTGGGTCTCTAGCTCTCATATAGTACTTAACTGTCGGTAATCCTTCGTCAAAAACCTGGAATATCTGTATTTCTAGGTTTTCGTATCCATCAGTTAAAGTAAAATTCAACAAAATAGGCGTAGTATCACTTACCACATAGTAAGAGTTACTAACTATTTGGTTGGTTGCTGTAAAATTAGCCATTCTTCATTAAATATACTCGACTTTCCGAGTTACTTGCATGGGTTCTAATCAAATCGTCGACTCCCAAATCTACTTCTGGACCCAAAATCTTCAAAAAGTGTTTAAGAAACTTACCGAAATACTTCTCTGTCTCGATTTCTTCAAGGTCCTTACCGTCAATCGACTTGACCAGTCCCACCTGAGTGGTTAGATTGACTACACCCGACCCCAGCATGCCCACCATTTTCTCGGCTGCTTGGTCTAAATCTTCGCTGGCGCTGTTATAGAGGCGCTCGAACAGTAAGTGTTGAGCGTATAGCTCAATTCCGTGCGATTCCCAGTGCCTAGTTTGATATAACGTAGCCAGATATCTTAAATAAGCTACGTAAAAACTTGCACATTTCTCCACTTCGGGACCCATATCCCAATACTCTAATATGATGATTCCAGACTTCCTTAACGTTCAGCTATCGGAAAGCGCCAAAATCTTGGTAGTTTCCGATGTTCATGAGGCTTTTCAACAGTATTTTGATTTAGTTAGTCGGTTTACCTTTGGACCCGATCAACTTTTGGTAGTAGCCGGCGATGTAATTGATAAAGGGTGGGGGACCAAAACTGCCGTTCGGATTCTAGAGCACGTTCAGAGTCTAGGACCCTACGGTTACTTCATCCGAGGCAACCACGAGATTAAAAGAATCCGCAAAATCGGATTCCCGTTACCAGCACCTTGGGATTGGGTAAGCAAGCAGCCCTTTGCGCGCTCCTTCGTCTACCCCAACGCCTCCAGAATTACTGTGGTTCATGCCGGAATTCGAAATAAGCATACCTTGGAGAACATTGCTTGGGATCCTGATGTTGCTTACATTCGTCTTTTGGACCCTCTTGGCAAAAAAGTGGTTCAATCCGACTACGCTAAGCTTGGTAAGGACACCATTATGAAACCTCATCATCCTTATGTAACCTGGCATCAGGTATACGATGGGCGTTTAGGCTTCATTGTTGCTGGACATGAGGGGAATCCTGAGGGAAAAATCTGTTGGTACCCAAATTCGGCTTGTATAGATACCGCTGTCTTTAAAACCGGTATTCTTTCTGCTCTTCAGATCTCTCAAGATTCTAAAGAGATCATTCAAGTTAAGGGAGCAGCTTATAACCCTGACGGTGGAGTCTATCATATGTTTAACCCTGAGCTACACGGACATCTTTTTGCTTAAGCTTTTTCCTCCTCCCCCGGATGCCCTTCCAAAGACACGAAAACTAGTGTCTTTGGAAGGGATCGAGGATCTTCCCTCAATATTATCGGCTTATTTCGATGTTACTCAGGGAATGGCTCAACAAATTCTTCGACAGTACTTTGAATCAATTGTTGATGAAATTGTAGATACGGGGCATGCGACCATTTCTTTTGGTTCTTTTGATTGGAACGAAAAGAAAAAAAGAGTAGAATTCACTTATCATGCTCCTGAAGATCAGGAAGATTACCTGGATATCATAAATGAACTTAATCAAGAGTCTAGACTCCCAGAAGTTGATTAACTTAGTAGTAGCATACCAATCTCTTTCAATACAGAAGGAACAGGCTATCCAAGCCATGGAAGAATTGGGGCTTCGTAGAGCCCAAGGAGAGACCTTGGATTATGAAGCCATTATAGAGGCAAGAGTCAAAGAAGTTCTAGCAGTAGAACTTGCTAGTCGCCTCAACCCTATATGATTACAAAAAATATCGTCAATTTCATGTTGGATTCGTTTCCAGCGCAACCCGAATATCTCGTTAAAAACCTAGAAATCGAGGGTGAATCTTCCCCCTGCCCTCTTTATCGGGCAACTTTTCGTTCCGCCAAGGATTCCAAAGAATATCTGGAGTGGCACTTCCTTCAATTAGGTTCAGACAGAATCTCGGTATTAAGATATTTTGGTGAGAAGCCAACTCCTTATCTTTTGATTGAAACTGATGATATTCTCTGGTTTGGTCAAGCCAAAGAAGCGTTGATATCTTGTAATTTAGCTCAACATGCTCAGTTACTGTACCAGTTTACGCTTCAAATTGATTATGGTTATACTTGGTACCCTCAAGAAGGAGAGGTTTCCAATGACATTTTGGAATTACTTAACAAGGCAATGGATTTTGGCTGAGGTAACTTATGGACTTTAATCAACTACTCTTTCATTTAAGAGAGTTTGGAAATACTCGATAATCAACCGTTCTGGTTAATCATCGAGCCAACCATCTCCACTTCTTTTGAGAGCGGGATGCTGGCTTGGCGAAGTCTTTTAGGTTTCGCGGTTTTCTCCGTTCGGGGCTCGTTGACTGGAGCCCGACAATTGGGCATATAGCCCAACTGACCTTTGGCGGCGATATTCCTAGCGCCATTCAAGTCTGCGTCGAGGTCGTATCCACATTCTCGACATTTAAATCTGCTTTGTGATATTCGATTCCGTTTACTACAGAACCCGCAACAACTACAATTTATCGATGTATATGCTGGTGAAACCACCTTGATCACGATTCCTAAAGGTATCGCCTTGTATTCCAAAATTCTTCGAAGTTCGGCGAAAGCCCAGCGACTCAATTTGGTCCGGGTTTTCTTTGAGAATTTGCGAGATTGTTTGGTGAAGTTTTTGGAAATATAAGTGAGATCTTCGATGGTTAAAGTATCGCCGCGTTGTAGTTGGTTGAGGATTTCGTTAGCTCGACAATGTAAGTAATCAGTCGTAAAACGTTTCTCTCTCGATTTTAATTTATCGAGATGTATCTTGGCTGACCGGCTGCCTTTAGCAACCGCTTTCTGTAATTCTGATTTCAGTTTCCTTAGTTTAGAGATATGATGATCGTAATAAGAACTATTGTAAAAAACATTGTCTTTCGACGTGACTGCCAAGCGCTTTTGTCCGAGGTCAAGACCGTAGATATTTCCGGTTGTTGGTTGAGGCGGAGCCACTTTTTGACGAAAGCCAATATGAAGATAGATGTCGTCGCCGTTGACAACGAGCTCGGCAGATCTCAATTCCCAAGGATTTTCGAAAAATCTTTGATGATAAAGAGGTACTGTAATAGGAATTTTAATTCTTTTTAAGCCCACATCAATCGACAGAATTTTATGAGATTTTTGCTTCTGGATATCAACGGATTTGTCATTTAAAATGGAATAAGATCGGTTTTTATTATATCGAATTGATTGCTGCTCACTTCTTGGAGCTTTAGAAACCTTTTGGTTAGCGACAGCGCGAGTAGCTTTAATGGCTTCAAAAGCTTTATGAAACATCGAACAAGTAACCTGGGCTTTCAAACCATATAGAGAGCGAAAAAGAGCGTAGAACTCATTTTGAAACTTGATTTTGTTCGGAAAATTCTTAGACCAACCAAGTTCGCAGGCGTGATTAAAGGCGTCAGTATAGATAGCGATATAAGAAAGCACGAATTTTTTAGCACCATCACTATCTAAAATAGAAGAGAAATCAAGTTTAATTTTGATAGTTCGCTCAATATTGATGTCTTTCATGAGGTCAAAATTATGCTTCGAAAATCGTATAAGTTTGTGTTATTTTGCAGGAAAATATTATGAGTAATGTAGATTTTATTGAGAATTTTGTACAGAACTGTATTGCTAAAGGAAAGAACACCCCAACTCTTTTACAGGAAGAGGGAAATAACGAGGTGACTCGTCTCGATCAAGAGATGAGAGCAACCGTTAAGGAAAGTTCCACCAAAATTGCGGCACTTAAGGATATGATTCGCCAGATGGGTGGGAACTCGGTAGGAAAGCGCCTCCAGTTCAACTATTATGCGGTTTATCAGAGTCTTAGCCCTAAGCACCAAGAGATGGTCAAGACTTTGATGGCTCTCTTTAAGAAGCAAACTAGCGCCACTACTAGTCAAATTTTAGATTCCATTGGTTACGGAGAGAACAAAATTGTTCTCGAGACCTTGATGTGGATGCATTACAAAAAGATCATTGCTCGTAACGAAGAAACTCACGCTTATCAAGCCGGCGAGCTTTGGTTTAAGGGAGAAGAGCTTTGTACCGATTCAGTAAAGATAGTCGATTAGCTTTGGTTCGACGTCTTCGAAAGAGGATGTTGGATTTGGGAGCTAAGTTAACGATAGATCGCTATTATTTCATAACCAGTCTTTTTAATCAACTGCTTAGGCAAAAAATTAAAGAAAATGGGTATTTGGAGATTCCAGGTTTGGGAGCTTTTTATTCCAGGCTTGGGCAGAGAAAGAACAGGATAATCTATGGGTTTTATCCGTCCCAAAGTTTATCTCGATTGATTGAACAACGGATTAAGGAGAAGTCGAAAAATGGGTAGACCAAAAGGATCAGAGAGCGGACCACAGCAAATTAGTTGGGTTTGTGGCGGTATGGAAAATAATAAGTACGCTTGCGAGAAGTATACACGTAAGCCAAAGGATAAGTACGATAACTTCGTAGAGCAGCAGGTTGTTGATATGTTTTTGAACAATCATGGTTTTATGCCGACCGAGGTTTTTGGACCTTTCCGGGATAAGCGCATGGAAAAGGGCGATGGTGGTACCTCATCTCCATCGGCAACCTCGACCCAAATCAAGGGAGCGGTTGTTATGGACGGAGTTGAAGGCAAAGCCATTTATGATGGTTGGGAGGGACTAGTATTTCCTCTAGAGGGTCAGAAAGACAAGGTTAACTTCATGGCTTTAAGCCATATTACAGGGAGCGTTAAAACTAAACCACCGATGCGAAAGGTGGATCGGGATCTTCTAATTCCTATCAAGGCAGAAGACCCAGTAACGGTTGTGGCGCAGAATTGACGGAAGGGGCGGGTAACCGCCCTTCTTTTTTGGAGCAATCATGGAAAAATACATCAAAGTTAAAGAAATTCTTCTCGCTAAGAAGGAAGCCGTAGCTTCTCGAATTCGTGCTCGTTTAGAAGCCGAAACCGAATGTGGAGGGGATGAAGCCGACAAGGTTCGATTGGATGCCGAGAACAAGCTCGCTGATTCGCTATCTGCCAAAGATATTGATATGGTCTTGAAGATCGATCGGTGCTTGGGCAAGATTGCCGTTAACTCTTATGGCACTTGTGAAGAATGTGAGGAGGATATTGCGGTTAAGCGATTGGAGGCTAATCCTTTTGCAATTTTATGTATTTCCTGTGCTTCTGCTGAGGAGATGGTTCGAACGTGATTCAAAAATTGCTTGAAAAGCGAACATCTTGTCTAGAAGCTTTGCGTGAAGCTAACGACGATGTTGTAAAACTAATTTTGTCTATTGGTAAAGAAATAGGGATAGCATTTGACTTAGATGTAGTCAATTGTTATTTGGATTACGCTTCAGACGAAACCGATAATGACGCTAGATTTACCGACGAGTGTTCTCAATTTGAACAAGCTTTACGTAATCAAGAGCAGTTTAATTCAAATTTTCCTATTCAGACCCATATAATTTGTCAAAAAGGTTTTGAAAGAACATCTATCAGAGAAAAAATCTATTTAAGAGCTGGTGATAAAAATTTTGCTATTCATTATGGTGAAATTCCTATTTCCTTTTTCTATTCTCAAAATCTTAAACAAGATATATTGATCGCCAAGCAAGCTTTCATAGATTGGAAAGCCGATAAAGAGAAGAAAGCGACGGAAAACAAGTTGTTAAAAAACTCCACCAAAGAACAAAAGACCAAGCTTCGAGAAGCAGCTAAAGCCAAGCTTACTCCCGAAGAACGAGAGGCTCTTGGATTAAGATAGGGATTGAAGGAACTTTCTTGACATTTGAAGGCAAGAAATCTTTGGAGCAGACTGTAATTCCTGGAATAGGTTGTCTAAGACTCCAGCAGCTGCTAAAAGAGAGTTCTGTGCGTTAATCATAAATGGTTGTTTTTCTGGTTGTTCATATACAGCCAGGCTCTTTACAACCCATTGAATTAGTGGGTCAAGTTGATTAATGGCAGCCCCAAGATGATACAAAGTAGATTCTGTATTAGGTTGACTTTTAACAAGCTCTAGTTTCGATCCCAAAGCATTAATTTGATCAGAGATTTGATTTACTTTGCTATCATCTAAATAAGCGTTAGCAGTAAAGATTTTGTTGATAGCCTGATCAACTAAGCCTTTAACATCGATATTGAGTGCGGCATTTTTAATGCTGGCTTTCTTGGTTCCCAATAGACTCTTTGCGGTATTCAGGTTTTTCAAAACACTTAAAGCTTCTTGTTCCCAAGCGCCCATACGATTGGGGTAATTGTAAAAGTCTGTTGTAAGCTGAAGAGCTTGATTCAGAGGACTTAGAGTATCGCCATTTTGAGCAAGGGTGTCAGCGGCTTGCTCAATAAGACCAGCAATTTCATCAAACTCCGCGATCCTTTTAGGGGTTTGGTCTGTTGGACCTGTAGTTCCTTGGGATGCCATTGTTCTCATGGTTTGAGAAGCGGATTGAAGCGCGGAAATGGCTTGAGAAATGTTGGGAGATTGAGAAGCCTTGGCTTTAAGCATACCAAAATGAGAAAGAATTCCTTCAAGATAACCGATATCTAGATATTCCTAACGGCTTAAGTCCTCCCGCCTAACCCCTCATACGGTTGGAGGAACACACTATGGCTGAAGAACTCTTAATCTCGGTGGCTCAGGGTGACGATATCTATAAACAATTGGCTGAAAAACGCCAACTCTTCATTATCGATGAAATTCAAACCTCATCGGCTACTGAATTGGTTGCTCACCTTATCTATTTAGATAAACAATCTGACGATGAAATTACCATTTTTATTAACTCTTATGGTGGTTCCATTGTTTCAGGTCTTTTACCTATTTACGACGTTATGAAGTCTCTTAGGTCCCCAATTCGAACCATTTGCATTGGAGAAGCCTACTCTTCGGCGGCTTTAATTCTAGCTTCTGGGACTCCAGGGCGTAGATTTGCCACAAAACATGCTGAAATGATGATTCACTCGGTTCAAATTGACAATCTTTCAGGCAATAACGACGATATTCAGAAGCAAACTCGTCAAATCAAGAAGCTTAATGACTCCATGATGGGTATTATTTCGGCTCATACCAAGCAACCTCTTGGAAAAATCAAGAGAGACTGCAAGAATGATAAATATTTCAATACAGAACAAGCGATTAAGTACGGTTTAATTGACGCCGAGCTTACCTCTATCAACGATTTGCCATCAAAGAGTGAGCCAAAGTCCTGATTTAACCTCGACAGCTGCCGCCGTAAAGGACCCCGTTCAACAAAAAGTTCGAGCGGGGAAGGCTATTGTCAACCAACAAGCTCGAGAATTTGTTAAAGAGTTAATCTCCTTCAAAAAGGGATTTAATGGCTATGGAGATACCTCTGCTGGGCTTCCTGCCTCCAGAATCTATCAGCCTGTTCCTTCTGAACTCCGAAGTTACCTATCTCAGCTCTCTCAGAGCTTTTCAGATCTGGTTTCAGCATCTGAGTCAGTAATGGATTCCCAGGATTCTTATGCAGAATCAAGAGTTCAAGCGGCTAGATCCGAAGAAATTACCAAGTTAGCCAATGATTTGTCGGTGCAAGCCGGTATTTGGTGGGGCTGGGGCTCGCATTTTCTTGATAAATTTCGTCTTCTTGGTGATTCGGAACGTAAAATGCGCTTGCTTTTAAGCCGAGCTCTTCTTAATTGTAAGGAGGAACTCAAGGATTTCGAAGATCAACTGGTTCACTTCCAAGATCCTGAGTCTATCCCCAAGAGTTTCACCACCATTAACTCTATTGCTTCTACTTATGTTGGTGCCTTTCTTAAAGTTCTTCCTCAACAAGAGGTCAAGTTAACTCCTGAAGAGGCTAAAAAGCTGGAATTCGTAGAGATGATCTCTAAAAAGAAATCACAAATTCAATCTACCATCAGTTCCTTACCTGAACTCGATAAAAAAGAAGCCGAAACCATTGTTGTCGAGCTCTTTAAGCTGGTTCAAGAGACTCTCGATCACCAAGATGTTTCAGATGTTCCTCAGATTGAAGCTCTTTTAAAGAAACTTCAGGCTCTTCAGTCGAAAACTAAGACTGCTAAGCCCAATTTGTTCCACAAGTTGGTCAACGAGACTCGCCTCAGTATCAATCCCTCTAATCAAGACCTAATGGTGCTTGAGTGCCTTAGACTTTCTCGTGAAGTAAGAGATCAAATTAAAGTAGTCTTTGAACAAATTACTACCAAGGGTTCTTCTTTCAAAGAAGCTAAGGCTCCGGTTCAGGTTCTTAACGAGAAGTTCGTCAAACTTTTAAGTCAAATGTATAGTTTGGGAGTTGATTACTCTCTAGATAATCGCAGAAAGAAGAAGGATAAGGAATCTTACAAGAGTGATATTAAACCCGAAGACCGAACCATGCTTAAAGAAATGATAAGGACACTCCGTGGTCTCGCTATTTAAGTCGGGTTTTCTTTATATTCCTCAGAAGTTACCAGTTTTGGTGGCTTCAACGCCTTTAGCTCATCAACAGGGGCTTAAGCATCGTCAACTTCCGGATATTACGGCTTTTGTTTTTGATTCTTTGAAGTCTAGATATTTTTGGATGCAAGATACACCCTCTCATTTAGATATTTACTTCTGTCGCCAAGGTAAGGTTGTGGCACAGGAAGAGGGAGTTCCGTACTCGCTGGCACACGTGGGCGGGCATGCGTGCGATTTGGTACTTGAAATTCCTCAGGAAAGTGGTTATCCTGTCCTAGATTTGGGAAGCTCAGTCGCTCTCCAGTTTTGAGATCCTATGATTATTGCAAATATTCAAACTCTCGGATCACAGATCCCTCTTGAGACTATTCCTCAACTCATTAATCCTATCATTGAGGAACTTGATTCTTATATCAGTGGACTTACTCCAAACAAATTGGCTCAAAAAGCAATTAAAGAGATTTCCAAGGACAAGGTTTACGATTGTCTTAAAGCGTACATCTCTAATCCAGAGTTAAAGAAAAAGGGGATTCCCTTAGACGGATACATTAAGAAATCGATTAGAGTAGCTGCACTACCTATAATTCGAGAGGGATCGACCCAAAAACTTAAAGTGTGTTCTTTTTGCAAGTTTCTTGGAGTAATCTCGGTTCTCAAGGGAAATCAAGTTGAGGGGGCGAGGCGAAATTATATTTGTAATCCTTGTACTAACTCAGATTCAGAGAAGGCTAAGTACTTCGCTACTCAAAGTTATCAGGGAGGTAATTGTTACTCTTGTAATCATTGGGTTCCGGTTTCTATTTTTAATCAACAGCCTTATATTGCTTGTCCTTATTGTTCTGTTGAAATTTGCGTTTTAGATATCAAAAGAACTTCAAAACATCCCTCTATTCATCTTAACGACTCCATCGTTTTTAACAAAGATTACGACTTCAATATATTTGCCGACAAGACCCTTAGCCAACCGCCTCAAGATCAAGATGCCCTTGAAAAATCTGAGAATATGGCTCAGATGTTTACTTGTTACGAAGAAGCCATTGCCAAACTTATTAGAATGACTCCATTTCATTTTAGAGAGTCAACTCAAATTCAACGAGTTACTATGTATCAAGCTTTTCGGGATGTGTTAAACACTAAGCCCGAAGAGCTTTTGGCTTATCTTTCTCAGCAAGACCGCGGTAATTACGACAATATCAAAGCAATTCTTTTTCGTGATTATGCCAGAAAACTTGTTGATAGACTACCTTTCAAGATCACTAAAACAGAGATGGATTTTCTAGTTACATCAATAGACGATCCTCTTTTGTCTTTGTATACAGGAACTTATTCTTTTTGGGGAGAAATTGATAAAAACGGGGTACTAGTTAATCAAACACCTATTCATTACATTGGCAAAAACAAAGATTACGGTCCTTATTATCTAGGTAAACTTCTAGAGGTGAAGGATTCCGAAGGTGAATCTTTGCTATCCGAGGTCGAAGATTATTCATTTACCAGGATTTTCTTTAACTCAGAGTTGGCGGGGACCATGGTTTCAGTGGAGCATCTTGGTATTTTGAGTCACCCCCAAATGGAGTCATTAAGTTATATGCACAATGCGAAAACTCGAATTGCGGCGGAGGTCAAGAAAGTGATGAAGGCATCTTGACAACTGTGGGTTCACGACTTACCTATCTTTTATGAGCAAATGGCGTCCCTCTGAGTCCTGTCTATACGTAATTGGTGATGTTCATGGGGCATTCCACCTGCTCAAGTCCATCCTCGGTCGAATCCTACCTCTTCGGCACACTGGTGGATCAACCGATAAGATTATCTGGATAGGAGATTATTGGGATCGAAATCTATTTGGACCCGAGGTTACCGACCTCACTTGTCAAATTCAGCAGAAATATCCCGATCAATCCATTTTTCTTCGGGGAAACCATGATGACGAGTGGTGCTGCGTTCTTGGATTAGGTAACTATTCAACTACTGAACGAGAGAGAGCTTTTCGAACCATCAAAATGCGAGACCATTCTTTGGGAATCGATAATGGGGGTCTTGCCACCATTCAAGGTTTCCTTAATCGAACGAGCTCTTCGGAAAAGCCTGAAGATGTTACTCTTTCCCATATGGAAAAGATGGTTCCGGAAGAACATAAGAAATTCCTTGTTTCCACCATTCTCTATTATGAACTCCCCGGGTATCGTTTTGTGCATGCTGGATGCAATCCCAATATGCCTTTGGTTGATCAGCCAGCCGATCTTCTTCTGTGGGATCGTAATTTGTTTGAAAAAATGAAGGCTGGAAAGCCCATGGATTGGGATGATACTATTGTTTGTGGTCATAGTGGAGCACAAGGACCTCTCTTTCGCTCTAAGTATCTAATGCTCGATGCTGGATCTCCTAAGCAGCTGATGTGTACAGAGCTTAACTCTCGTCAAGCTTATCTTGCTGTTCAAGGTAACGAGAGGCTAAAGTCTTTTAAGATTCCCGATGAAGATATTACTGACCGAGAATACAGTTAAAGTTGGTCTCTTAGCCTCTTTACTACCAGACTTCCTAGTTCAAGTAGTTCCCGATTCAATCCAGGAACTTACTGATGACTCTCCGTTGTATCCGTATGGATTGATGCCAGGAAGTCTTAAGCCCAAATGGAAAATTCCCAGAGATAAAACCAAATTAGTCTCAAGTTTATCTAAAAAGATCCAAAAAGCCTCTGAGGTTTGGATTGCCACCGAACGAACCCCTAAGGGCGAATTCTTGGCTTCCCAACTTCGGGGGCTTTTGCCTTTGGATGACAAGTTAATTTTTCGAGTTTCTTTTACTAAACTGGATTCTTCCGGTGTTTGTTTCGCTATTGATAACCCTATTGAGTTTGATGATTCTTTGGTGGAGCAACACTTAAATTCTCTAGCTATTAACAGTATTTTCTCTTCTTTGGTTGGCAATATTTTAAACAAAGCCGACATTGGAATAAGACCAGCTCCTATTACTGTTCCCGGATTTCGTGCCCTTAATTTAATAGTTAATCGAGAAAAAGAAATCAGCAAATTCGAGCCCTCAATTAGTTATCAAGATGCTGGAAATCTGATTCACAAATCTAAAATCATCATCAAATCTCTGGCTACTTCTGAGCCAATTGCCTCTCTGCTCAATAAAGGAGTAGTTCTAGACCAGATAAATATTGTTGATGTCTTGGTGCCTCCGCCTACTCCTTGGACCCTAGAAAGCCTTGTGGGGTCTCTAAACCTATCTCCTCAAGAGGTTGTTTCAGCAGTTGAGTTCCTATTTCATACAGGTTGGATTTCACGAGATTTTCTGCCGATTCGTCAGGTCCCTCCCGAAGATACTTTGTTTAACAATTCTCTCTTGGAGGTTTATCAAAAGATTTACTATCGTTGGACGTTAAATAATAAAAAACCAGCTCTTTACCAACAACAGTCATATGTATTTTTAGACGATTTAGATAGACCCTATCTTGCTTTAGGAAAAAAGCTAATTGATCTTGGTTGGTGGGAACTCGAAATGCCCGAGTTAATGGAGTTACCTCCTTTAAAGATTGGATCGTTTTTTCAAGTTAACGCTTTACGCACTCTTAAAATAAGAAATACCATTCCTTGTCGGATTACCCCTCAAGATCTATTTCAAGTTCCTGGCACCATTGATGATAAGCTTAGGGGTATTGAAGATGCTTCGGATCCTAAGTATTCTTTTCGTCAGAGAAATCATTACAAGTTGCATTCAACAGCTCATAAAGCTCTGAATTTATTTAATCAGTACTTTGAATTTCCTCAAACAGCGAATCCAAAGGAATACGAATCCAAAACAAAGGTTCAATACGATGTTGCTTTAACAGAAACACGTAAACAATTACTTAGACGTTACGAGTCTTGGGATTTGGCTCCTTGCCCATTTTGTAAAAAAGACTGTATTCGATATTTGTTAAATGATACCGTGTTTATTTATTGTTCCACCTTCCCCGAGTGTTCTTTTTCTCAAGTTCATAAAGGAGAAAAACCTGGAATTATCGGAAAATGCGAGAAATGTAAGGGAGTTTTGGTGGTTCCGAATCATGTTAAGTACCCATATGTGATGTGTAGTCGTTATCCGAGATGTTTTACAAAGAGGAACCTGACCCCGAAAGAGAAACTGGAGATTCGAGGGGAAGATAAGATGTAACCATGAGGAACCGAGGGAACAAAGTTCCCCAGGAGGTATCTCATGGACGATAAATATCTAGATTACTTTAAGCCACTTCAAATTGAGGTTCGAAATAACGATCTTGAGGGAGCTATTCGCCAACTTCGGTTAAAGAATCAGCAGGAACAGACCCTAATTAACTACCGGCTTCGTTCTCGTTACGAGAAGCCATCCGAGCGCCGTCGGCGTGAGGAGCGCGAAGGGACTCAGCGTCGTTGGACAGAGGAAATGCGAGAGAAGCAGATTCTTTCAGGCGAGTGGGATCGGATCCAGGAGCGAAAAGCTCGTAAAGCAGCTGTGAAGGCTGCGGAGCGGGCAAAGCGTCTCGAGGGCATGGAACCAAAGGTTTGATATACAATCGTGAAAGCACCATTTTTCTTTGAAAATTCGTCACGAAAACTACCGGATCGAGAGATTCGTCAACTAATTGGTAATTCGGGCACCCTTCATCGGGAGCCCAAGGCTCCTCGGTCAATGCCAGAGTACGACATGACTCCGCAATGGGTTAAGAAAGATCTGAAGCCTATTGTTCACTCTCAAGTTGTAGAAGAAATTCAGCAAGACTTTATGATTGGCAAGGGAGCACAGCAGCGCCAGGAGCTAGGAGGAAAACGAGCTCTTCCAACCCCAATTCAATTTGGTTCAACCAAATTGAAGGCGATTCCAACTCCTGAGTCACAGTCTATGTGGTACAACGGAATGGGAGATGTTCCTCAATTTGAGGAGCCTAAGGCTTATGTTGCCGCCCCATACGAAGGAGCCCAAGAAGAGGATTCAGAGCCAGAGGTTGAGGTTAAAAGCGTTGATCTTCAACTTTATACACTTCTTCAGGATGGACAATTAGTAATCTCAACTAATTCTCTAGATGAACTGGAAAAAATCATTGAAGATCTTGCAATGAACGGAGTTGAGTTAGATCGGTTAACAGCTCTAAAGCAACTACCAATTAGAGCAGGAATTTTTTGTCTAGGCGAACATGTCCGATGAGAACAAGCTTTCTACCAAGGCTTCAGAGATTTTAACTGAAATCAATGATAAGCTTGATAAAGCTGAAGCAGAGAGAGCCGAAATTTTAGCATTTCTGAAGAATATCAATTTTCAGTACAATGTTATCTTAAATCGGCTTTCAAAAGGACCTAGTATTCCCGTCGAAGCTCCAAAAGCAAAGGTTTCCGAACCCGAGGAGTTTGTACCAGTGGTTGAGCCTCGTAAAAAAGTGGTAGAGGCTCCGCCAATTTTCGTGGATGCGGGCGAGAAGTTTGCTAAAACCGAAGTTTTTCAGAAGATCTTTTATCCAGCTGAGAAACCAAGTTCAACCCCCAAACCTTTGCCTTTAGCTAAGATTGAGATTCAAACCGAGAACAAAGAGAAGATTTTGGAGACTCGAAATGATTCAACAGGTCGATGGTCAGCCAAGCTTCCTCCCGGAAGATACATAGTTAATTTAAATAAGAGGGCTGTCAATAACAAGCCCGAGTTAAATCATACGTTTGCATTAGAAGTCACCGGACAAGTTAAGGTGATGGAATTACCCAGTTACATTGTAAAAGGAGTAGATGGCTCGCAAAAAGAAGAAGGTTGAAGATCCTAAGGTTGCCGAATTAATCAAAAACCTCAATTCGCTGGAGATGCAAAAGAAAAACACCGAAAAGGTGTTAGAAGATGGTCAGAAAGCATTTTCTAAGTTTGCCGGAACCAGTTTTTCCAAAGGCATCGAGAAGTTGACTCTAGACTCCCTTCATAGTCTTAGTAAGCTAGGAAAAGGAGGATTAGAGACTCCGTCGGATGCGATGAAGCAATATATTGATCTTCGCTATGAGCAAGAGAAGACCAAAGAAGATCTTCGGCAGTTGGATCAAAGTATTTGGCAAGCCAAGATGGATTTGGCTCAAGAGAAGATTAATCAGTTAGGGGTTAGTCTAGGAGTAGATTGCAAGACCGACTTGGAGCAGTTGAAGGCTCTAGGGGAGAAAATCAAGGCAGATCGTTCTTGGTTATCGGAATAAATATGGCATTTACAGTTCAAGAATTTTTGGATTTAGATATTGAGGCTTTTAATGCCTTATTTCCAAAATTTCCTTGTACAACTTGTCAAACACCTATTAAAACCAAGGATTGGTATTGCGAAGACTGTTATTACAACAACTTGGCAGATCTGTTGGAGATTCCAGGAGCTCTGCTGGGTCGGGGAACGGTTGCAGGACTGAGCGTGAGTGGTTAAGATGACCATATGACCCTCCATTGCGACCGCTGTAGTGTACCCATCGAGTACAGTTCAATAGAAGGTAGGTTGTACACTTTTGAATTTGGAATCGATGTTCAAATTCCGGATTATGTAAAAACCTACACCTGTCCATCTTGTTTAGATGTTTTTCTTAGTTTGGAGGATTCGGATTTTCTAGAAGAGCTTCTTCTTCCCATTCTTCTAGAATCTCAGAAACAAGAGGTCAAAGCATTGATTCTTCCCTTGATGGAGAAATATAGTGTAGAGCCTAGCTGGATGGCTAGAGCTTGTGGAACCACTAGAAAACATTTAATGGACGTGGTTGAAGGAAGGGTTCGAGCATCAATGATGCTTCTTCGTTTGATTCGAGTGTTTTCAAGTGCTCCGGAGCAATTTGAAAAGACATTGAGGGAAATTGGACAACGAAGATAGCGAGAATTAGAAGGGTCGCCTAATGGTATGGCACCAGCTTGGAAAGCTGGCGTGGCGCAAGTCATGTGTGAGTTCGAGCCTCACCCCTTCTGCAAAGAACATATGAAAAAAGACGAAGCCAAAGAAGTTGTTGCCATCATTGAGCAGCTGGTAGCTAAAGGCTATTGTTTGAATTTTTCAATGAATATTGCCGATTGGACGCTTGCTATTTATAGTCAGTCCAATAATCCAGGACGGCTTGGAGTTTGGATTGATAAGGATAAGTTCGAACCTACCAAGCTAGCTAAGACCAAAATTGATACTCATGTCCACGGAAACAGCATGGCGCAATGTGTTCTTCAACTTAGAAAGTATTTAGATGTCGACTGAAGTTGTTAAAACCGCCGATGGATTTCTTAAAAAAGAAGCGAATCAGTGGGGAGAAATAGTTAATTTTTACTATAAGGACCCCGAGTTAAAAATTCTTCATCGGTTAAATGATAAGCCGGCAATCCACGGTGACAAATATAAAACTAGTTACTGGTATGTAAATGGTCTATTACATAGAGAAAATGATAAGCCTTGTATTTGGTGGGAGTATGCAGGGGTAAATTGGTGGGACGAAGAATGGAGAATTCATGGGGTTCTCCATAGACTAAATGGACCAGCTAAAATTCATCACCCTTATCAAGGTAACAGGAGCCCACAAGATCCTCAATTTTGGATTGGCGGAGTGCAATTATCTCAAGAAGAACACGCTAAAATCAAAGATGACTCCGAAGCTTTGAAAATTTGGGGTATCGAATATCAGAATAAAGAAACTATATGATTCCAACTATTATCGGTTGTATTGTCCTAGGATTAGCCATTCTATTCATTATGGTTAAACTAGAGTTCTCCATTGGTGGGGTTCGGAAGCTAACCGTTGGTCTTGGAAAGTTATTTTCCCTAGATCTTGACTTAGAGACAGCCGCTCCTAATACAAAACTCTCGTACCAGCCTCCCAGTAAAGACTTAAATCACGAGCGTTTTGAGCCACCAACATGGTCTCAAGAACCTATTCGTCGGACTCCTTCCGATCCTTTTATGCCCGATACCATGGATTCAGAGATGGACCAGGTACGTCCTTCTGCCGAGACTCCTGTTAATGTTGAAGTAAAGAACGATGAACCAAACTGAAATTGTTTTAGTCCTCAAGGAAGTCGAAGCTTTTTATACCGAACTCAACTTACGTTTGGAAGCTGAGTGGCAAATAGCTAAAACTTCCAGGAAAGCCAAGGTATCGAAGGTATTAACTGAAGTGATTAGATCTTTGTCCAATGTAAAGATGATTCTTAGCATTTTAGAGGCAGAAGCGGATACATCTCAAGATCCAGTATTCTGGGAGGGTTTGCAGAAAGCTGCTTTATCTGATGCTGAAAAGCAAATAGAGCTTTATCTAATAGTTAAGGAGGCAGCCAATGTCCAATGAAGAAAAAATTCTTGTTCTTCGGCAAGAACTTAAAGATATTGAGATTTCTCTTTCTGAACACAAAGAAGAGATTTACGAAATTGAAAAGGTGATGAAGCCTTTCAATAATCGTAAAGAAGAGATTTGGCGTCAAATTAGGGATCTTTGTCCTCATTTGGATGGAGAATACACTGATGATTTTCAAAGCTTTGGTAATGAAGTGTATTTGTGCTGTATTTCGTGTCATGATTGGGTTCGCACAGTGAACCCAATTACGGGGCAAACTATTTATTCCAACACAAAGGATAATTGAAATTTCAAGTTATTGTTGCCGATCCCCCATATGCTTTCAGTGATAAGCTTACCATGTCCGCCGTTAAACGTGGTGCCGACGCTCAATATCAAGGAACCTTAAATCAAGCCGCTATTCTCGCCCTTCCGGTTAATCAAGTTGCTGAAAAAGACTCCGTTCTAGCTCTTTGGGTACCATCGACTCACTTAGCTGAGGGGATGAATATTATGAAAGCTTGGGGTTTTACTTACAAGCAAAACAAGATTTGGGTTAAGATTAAGATTGCTAAGTCGGTTGAAAAACTTCTAAAGAAAAGAGACCCTAAGCAACCATTTGATATGAATGAAATCTTGGGTTTTGGAATGGGTAGATTATTTCGCCAAACCCATGAGATTTGTTTGATTGGAACCAAGGGAAAGATTTCCAAGCAACTCAAGAATAAGAGCCAAAGATCGGTGGATCTTCATCCTTTGATGCCCAAGCAGGTTGGGAAGGACTCTCATTCCCAGAAGCCCGAGACTCTTCAGGATGAATTGGAGATTATGTTTCCAGGAGCTTCCAATTTGGAGCTGTTTGCCCGAAGAGAGCGAGATAAATGGATTACCCTAGGGAACGAAGTTGGAGCGCGTCAAGATATCAGGGATTCGTTGCCGGAGCTGGTTAAGTTATGAATGGTGATTATGGGTTGTATTTAGAAACTTGGGATAGCAAGTGTGGATATGCTGACACTTTTAAATTTGGAATAGCCATAAAATGATTCCTTTGTACGTAGATAACTATAGAGTCCCTGGCATTCCGGGGGCTTTTTTGTTTGATAATTTTGTCAGAGAAGAGGTTCAGAAAGAGTTGGTTCGACGAATCGAGGAAACCGAATGGGAAACCTCGTTGAAACGTCGAGTTCAACAATTTGGACCTATTTACAATTATCAAACCAAAAAGCTTGACGAAGCAAAAAGACCAATTCCTCTTTGGCTTCGAGAATCTTTTGGGTGCACACCATTTTTCACAGGTGGCGCTAATCAAGTTATCATCAATGAATACCAGCCAGGACAAGGTATTACCAAGCACACTGACTCCAAACTGTTTGGACCAGTTGTGGCTTCCGCTAGTCTCTTAAGTGATACCTATGTGGTAATGGGTAAGTTTGACTCTTCGGAAGATAAAGAAAAGTACATAGAACTTAAGAGAGGAAGTTTGCTGGTTTTGACTGAGGCTGCCAGATATGACTGGTATCATGCGATTCCGCCAGTTAAAGAAAGACGAATTTCGATAACTTTCAGAACGGTACCCAGTGGCTAAATTTACTAAGGATTGGTTTGTTTACGTTGTGTTATGTCGAGGTCTTACTTACTACACTGGAATTACTACCGACGTAGATCGTAGGGTCAAGGAGCACAATGACGGTAACGGTGCTAAATACAAGAGCTAGTCACCCAATAGCGCGTAGAAGCTCTTCCAACCGCTTCAATCTCCACTTAACCGACTTGGAATCGAGCTTTTCGTGAACCATTCCTCGGGGCTCCTTTGGGGGCAACTTGCCCTCATCGAAGTCCTTTAACCATTGCTTCATCTCTTCAACAGTAACTTTTTTGGAACTCTTAGGCTTATCTTCCTTGGGGGCAGCATCAAACAAAGATAATTGCACGGGTTTAGATGCTTTCGCCATAAGTTCGTCTTTCTTTTCCTTACGTTCTTCGCCTTCGTATTCGTGGTGTTCTAGCACTTGATTCGTGTAATCAGACGCTTCTTCCTTACCATCTTCGTTAGCAATGTATTCAATTTGATTTTGGAAACCTTCAATCTCAAAAGGATTTGAAAGATAGTCATCCGAATCTCCACTTCCTACCGTTGGCTCATCTCCAAAACATTGTTGAAATACATGGGTTAATTCATGAACCAAATAGGGATCGACCTCTTCTGGCTCATCTTGCAATCTTTCGTTTAAATAGATACAACCATGAAGTGTCCGAGCGCTAACCTCGAGTTCCGCAAATGTTATCGGCAACAGGTAGAGAAATTCTTCATCAACGCCATACTTCTGTAGCATCTTCTGAACGACATCGCTACCGACAATTTTGTCGAGGGCTTTTAGAATTATCTCATCCATTAGAATATTTGCCGCTCTTTGAGATAACGAAGCGCTTGAAGCTGCGGATTACGGAAGATTGTACCCGTCAATGAGCTAATTACCATTGGAGCGGGCTTCATCGAGGCTTTTATCTGTTTTACTCTTTCCGTATGATTAGTTAACTCCGTAGACCACTCCGTTTGAAGCAACTCGGAAAGAGTTGGGGGAGTAAATGATAAACCGCTATCGGTAATTTGATACTCTCGACCTCTTTCAATCAAAGCCTGTGAAGACAAAGCTAGGATTGTAGCTCCTTGAACCAATACGTTAAAGTATCGATCTACGATATTGGTGTGATCAAATGTAAAATCCGTGAAATGAGGGATCTCATTAAACATCGTGATTGATTGAGCTATAAATGTTACTAGGGTGTCCGTAGAGAAGATGTCGCAAGGATGAAAAGTAATAGTGCCATTTGGTTCAGTAATTTTGGTCATTCCAGCTGATCTTAATCTGGCTTTAAGGGCTTTCAGTAGCTTGTTGATGTTACGTATAGCGATCTGGCTATAGTGAAATCCGACATCGTCTCCGAGTGCTTCTATTGGGCAATAACCATCATATGCCCCAGGATTTACTCCTGGCGCTTGCGAATAGAAAATTACGAAGTTGAACTCTTTAGTGACAATTTCACCGGTTGTAAGTTGACCGACCCACCTATCTAAATATACGCCTTGTTGAGATGCGGGAGTAGTTTGCTGGTCAAGAAAATATTGCCCTATGTTGGCTCGATAAACCCCAGTAGCTGATGGTTGGCGAATAACCGTGCCATCGGGAGAAATAATGGAAACGGTTGGGAATGATGTTAAATCGGCTGGTTCTCCAGCAGTGCTATAGAATTGAGCCCCCAAAGACACAGTCTCTGATGGTAGGATAATCCCTCTAGCCTTGATTGGAGTAGCCATATTTAAAATGCAGTAATACTCGTTGCTATGAGGTATTTGAAGAAATAGATTGATTTCGAGAAATTCGGGCTGGAATTGTTCTTTTTTTCATTTTATATGTCATTGATGGAATTTTTGAAACATAAGGTTCAATTAGATCCATAAAATCGTTAACAGACTGCTGAAGTACGAAAATAGATTTATGGGCTGCAATCCCTGGTGATATGATTTTAGACGATGAAATGCCTGTTTTTATATTGAATTTAAGAAGTAATTTTTGAAGTAACAGAACTGATTCTAATGAGAATCCATTAGTTGCAAAAGAAACAATTATAGTGTTATTTGTCTTACTTGCAGTAGAGCAACCATCATCTAGATACCAAAGAGCTATTCCTAGTGGAGTAATTTGGTTGATCCAATCTTCAGATACAGTTTTAACTCCATTAGGATAACATAATTGGTAAATCGGTGCCAATTTAGTTTTATTTGTTACAGTGTATATGTAATAAAAAGTATCTATATCATTTTTGATATAGCCACTCAATCGTTTATATTTTCTAACATTTGCACCAAAAGCATTGGCTTTAAATTCCAAATACTCTTTTTGTGCTTCGGAGTGAGTTTCTGAGTAGGCACCTGTTGGATACAAGCAACCATCGCCTAATAAAGAGCCCAAAATAATCTGCATTTGATATTCGTTTAGAGGTTTATTTATTAAATCTCTTTGTTTACGTGCAAGTATTAGTTCTTCGTCAAGCTCCTTTGTTCTATATCTTTTTGTTAACTCAAGTTCTTTAACTGTTCTTGCAACTAAATAGATGGATATATTTGTTTCAGTGCTGATTAACTCAACGCTTTTAGCCCGAAGGTAAAGCTCTTTTATTTTCTCTCTATCATTTTCGGATAAAATGATCGTTTTATTTTCTTTAGGAGACCTTCTTTCAATTTTCCACTTCTTCATTCTTCTGTAAATTACAGTTGGGGTAGTCTTAAGTAAATCAGCTATTTTTTCTACGGTAAATCGGCGTGTTACATATAAATCTATTAAGCCATCTTTATCTATGTTTAAAGAAATCAATCCGGGCATTTTTTCTTTGTTGTTAGTGTACTGGTGGTCATATATCCGCAATTCTTTAACCTAAATATGCGAAATCGGCATACCTCTCTCGAAGAACGCCGATTATCTCTCGACTACTCTGTCTTAAATTCCCTGTAGCCCTCTCATAAGCTCACCAAGCTCATGGGTCAACTTAACTTTCTGGCTCTTCTCTAGAAAGATATCAAATAACTCTTTGGCTAGCTTCTCGACTTTCTTAGCACCAACCCGAACTTCTAACCCGCCTTCCCAATGAAGCATTTCGGTTAAAACTTTTCTCATTTCTACCACCTTTGCCATTAAATGAGCATCAGTTGCGAAATAAGTTAATGATTGCACTGTTTCTAGCGCTTCCATCACGATTTCTTTAACATCCGAAACAATCGATAATTCTTCTGCTACCTTGTTAATCATTGTTTTACCTTCTCGGAACTAGCCGGAACAATAGACTGTAATTTCTCTTGGATCTGGGGAATCAATTCGGCTCCGGCTCCCGGTTCTTGAACCATCAGTTCGCTTAAGGTGCTTCCTATCTCTTTCAGAGTTTGCCCCATCTCCCAAGCCGGAATCCCTTGTTCCCAGATTCGATTAGCAAGGACCAGAACTTGATGACTCAGTTTTCCAACAATATCATTAACTGTAGGCTCTAGATAGGGATTAGACTCTAGTTCCCTTACCAAACTTAGGAGTTCGACTAGGTTGCTATAATTTTGGTGAGCTACTTTAACTAGAGATTGGGAGACTTGGCGAGCCACTCGACTAATCGAGTTCTCCATTTGGTTGCCCAGATCGGTTAAAAGGATAGCTAGACGACGAACTAAGTCGTTAGGTTCACCCTTAAACTTCCCTAAGAGACCTTTGGCAAGTTCTAAAATCTCTAGGACTGATTCTCCATCCGCTTCTTCTTCGGTGATTTCTCGGACAAGTAAAGCCAGTCGAGAGCGTAAATCATGAAGAATTCGAGCAACTTTAGGATGAGGATCGGGCAAAGCCTCTACTAAGAGGTGGAGGATAACAAGGCTTTGGATGGTGAGGTCGTATGGTTCCACGCCAAAATACGGTATTATTCTGAGATGTTTGACCGATGGAGCGACCCCGATCATTGCAACTGGAGCAAGATGGTTCGTACCCGAGATCGCTGGAACTGTCAGCTTTGTACTAGGGTTAAAGGCGATGATATTTCCATTGTAGCTCATCATTTAAATGGATATAACCTATTTGTTGATCAAAGATATCGTTAATCCTCTTTTAACGGTGGGCGGGGATATATCGAGTATTTTCGCAATTTTTCTCAAGCTCAATTTTTGAGCATGCAGTTCTTTAATTTGAACTATTGTGGTTGGTGTTAAAACTGTTTTTACTCCATCTTGTCTTGTGGGTATGTTAAATTTTAACAAAAGTCGATGAACTAATTTTCCATAGGAGTCAAATTGTTTAGCAATAGCGTGTATGCTAAGTTTTTCTTTTAAATATAGGCGCTCAAGAGTTTCCTTGTCTATTTTAGGAATTTTAACTGCTACCGTAACAAGTTGGCTTCGCCTTTTGACTTTATACATCATGCAAGGAATTTCTTTAACATGTGGCTCAATCAGATTCATGAAATGCTCTACGGATTCTTGCCAAATATGAACAACATAACCATTAGATTTAATTGCGGTAGCTGTACAACCAAATGTTTTCAACATTTTGCAAAGTAATTCACATTCAGCCAAACTGAAACTGTTGGTGGCAAACCTAACAACAACAGATTTATCATGAATTAGCGAGTTTCCATCGTCTAAAAACCAAAGGCATAGACCAAGTGTTGAAATTTCTGACAGCCATGATTCTGTCACCATCTTTTTTCCAGAATTAGAGTAGCACGTATCGTGAATAGACTTAAGATCTGGCTTGTTGTGATACGAGAAATAATATTGGGGAGTTCCTATAATTTCTTTGTTGTTTAATTTTTTGATTTTAAGAGTTCTAGGACCACTTATATTTTTATTTAATATTTTGGCTTTGTATTCAGCGTATTCTTTTTGAGCCTCACAATGCGTTTCAACATAAGCTACTTTCCCTTTTGAATTTGTAATGCAACCATCGCCTAACAAAGAGCCTAAAATTACTTGTCTTTGTAACGGTGTCAAATTTTTAACTTCTCGTTTTTCTAGTATTAACCCAGCTTCTACAAGAATTCCATTAACATCTTTATATTTTAATTCAACAGTCTTAGCAATGTTTGCTCTGGTTTCTTTGTTTTTAAATAGAAGTTTTACTTGTTCTTTTTGATTTTCTGTAATATTTGCTGCGCTCCTGTTTCGCTTAATAGTTTTGGCTTCCGACGCGCTTCTTGTTTTCAGTTCAAATTTTATCATTTTTCTTTGAATAACCGTAGCAGTAGTTTTATATACCAAGGCAATCTCTTTAAGAGAGTATTGTTTCGATATATACAGTTCTTCTAAAATTTCTCTAGTTATCTCTTGCTTAATCATAATTCTTTCCGTATTTTGGCATTAGTTTAATGAGTGATAGATATGAGGACCCTTACTATCAAATAGCTGTGAAGCGTGCTAAAGAACGAGATAGGTATCATTGTCAAATTTGTTTATCTAGGGGACCTCTTCATGTTCACCATCAAAATAGTTATCATTTCTTTTTATCTCAGCAACTAGATATTAACAATCTTACCACGCTTTGTGTGAACTGTCATCAATTGTTGCATCATATTTATGGTAATTTAGTCACTAAGATTACCTATGAGCAGTTCAAAAATTTTTGCAAATTATTGACAAAACTAGCTTCTACTGAAAATAACACATAGGTACAGCTTTCTCAGGCGATCAAGGGGTTTAAGTAACAGGAATTTCGAGGTGTCGGGGGCATGCGACTAGAGGACGTATGACGGTTTTCAAATTCGCTACAATTGACTCTTTAACCGAAAAAGTTGCTGCTTGGAATGCTTCAAATCTAGTTCAATTGGAAGTTGGAGATTTTAATCCAATTCAGACTTATCCAACAGATGGGGGTTTCGACGTAAGGTCAAGCAATCTAGAACCAATTATTTTTACTCCCTTTGAGTATAAGAAAATCCCGTTGGGGATTAAAACTTTGATTCCATCGAATCATTATTTGGATATCAGACCTCGGAGCTCAACTTTCATTAACCGTAAGCTTCATCCGTTGGTTGGTTTAATAGACGAGGGATTCGAGCACGAGCTACAATTTGTAGCGCAGTTTATCCCAGTTCAAGGCGTTCTGAATGCTTCTTGTGTTGTTAACTTCGGAGATCGTATTGCCCAATTGGTTCCACATAAGCGTTTAGATTGTGAGTTCTCCTTTCTTCACGAAAAAGAGATTACAGCTGAGTATTCGATGCGGGTTAACCTACGGGATGGTGGGTTCGGCTCGTCCGACAAGGTCATGAGATGATTCGGTTTTCGGGTTGCCAGAGCGAAGCTAAGTGGTTAGCTTGGAGCTAAGATGAAATTTTTAAGTGCTATCATTGCTGTTTTGGTTTGTTTTACTTTTTTCGCTTGTAGTTCTAGCCATCACTATCTGGAACTGTGTGTAACCTCTGAACTCCAAGATGTTGCAATAGGTAAAGTTCAGTCTTCTTCAGAAGAGTGTGAGGTCCACGAAGTTAGATATGTTTGCGTTAAGTGTGAGGAGGGAATCGCTTACAACACAAAAGAAGAGTGTGAGAGAAAGCCATTAATTAGAAGAATGATTTGTCCATCTGGGCAGAATAGCTCAAATACTGTCGGTGATGATGGAACTAAATTTCATCGAGAGGTTTTATATTGAAAGGATGCTATGAGTCAATTGTGGTGCGTTTATACAAAAAAAAACACTTGATGAGGTCAAAGACCTTGTTGGAGGTCTTAAAGTTCGTCAGCTTGGAGAAACATTGGTTATTTATTGTGGAGCTCTCAAAGAGGATGCCGAACAACTTATGAGCCAAATCCCTGATTCTAATGTGGGAGAAGTTCTAAAGTTAGATGATTGTTTTCCAAATAGTTCGAGTAACGGTGTTACTTATTACTGAGGGGGGTAAGCCATGAGTCATTTTGAAGATGTTGAGCCCATATTATGGGGAGGTTCCGGTGGTGGACCCGTTGTCGGGCTAATTTTCTTGATTATCGGGATTATTGCTATTGTTTGGTCCTGTAACGCCGATGCCGATTCGGCGGCTTTATGCGCCAAATTTGGCGAGAAATATGTTGATAGCCGTTCGGATTATACATTATGTGAAGATGTTAACGGCGTAGTTCACTCGAGGTAATATGAAGCAAAAAATAATTGCCGGCTTTATGATTTTTTTAATTATTGGCTTATGGTCTTTCATAACAATTTTTTGCGGATATCAGATTGGTCATGGTTACGGTATTAGAGAATCTTGTAAAAAGACTTATCAAGAATGTCTCCCTGGATGGGGCTGCAAGGAATTTACTTACCCATGATTTGTTTTATTGATCGGGAAGGTCGAAAGGATGTTTTGATGGACTTTGAAGCAGAACCAACAAAAGAAGTAAATTTTGATATGCCAGAGATTTTGCGTCAACTAGTGCTTTTGGCTGAATATAAGAAGTTTTCTATAAAATACGAAAACAAATTTGCAAGCATGATGCTCTTACCAGACTCTACCATCCAAGAATATGTGTTTAATGAAACCGAATTAGTGGTTCGTAGGAACCCTTATTCAATTGTTAATCGTAACGAAATGCCTGTAACCGATTTAAAAGAAGCCGCCAAAGTTCTGGAAGATCTTAAAATAAAAGCTATTAATGATGCCAAAGAAGAAATTTTAGCCAAATTGGCTACCGCCCGAATCGAAAGTCTCCTATATGGAAAAGATTAAACCCTATTTACTACCAATTACCTGCGTTCTCTTGCTTTGTGGAATGATCTATTTCTTAATCAAAGATATCATTCATTCTGGTGAGGTAGCTTTGAATTTGGTTATTCCAATGAAGCAACTACCGGATAACATTGCTCGCTCCGAATCGCGCTATGTAACTCGTGAAGAACTTGAGGGGCACATTAAACAACGAGGTCTCAATCTTGACGCCATTCAAGATGACCTAGATGCTTTACATGCTCGTCTTTTGGGTTTATCTTCCATTACCGTTTCTACACCAGGATTCCATGGGGTTGCACTTCCTAGTACCTCTACCTCTCCAAATCCGAATCCTCCCCCAATTTCTACCTCTTGTCCCAATATCGATCCGTATGGCTACCAACGCAACGCTCAAACTCTTACTTTGAACGAGCCGATTGGTAGTCAGTATGTTCCCTTCGGCTCTACCACTTTCCGTTCTTGGGAGCCTCAGCCATGGGAAGAGATTATTTATCCTCGAGATTATTCGGTTAATTCTGTTATTTCCACTAACGAAGATGGTCAGCATGTTGTGCAAAGCCAGGTTTCGATTAATACTCAGGGAAAGAAGTATGACCTTCCAATTGCCAAGGCAACTTTTGAGGAAGTTCCAGCCGAGCGTCACTGGATGTTTAATCCTCGCCTTTTTCTTGGGATCAATCTTGGCGCCACTGTAGTTAATGTTACGGGAGTTTCGGCACCAGCGTTTGAGTTCTCTCCAGGTATCGATGTATCTTTCTTCTCCTATGGGAAAACTAAGAAAGATATTGATCTAGCTCTGCTTAATGTAGGGGTAAATTACGATACACAGGCAGAAGCCCCCAGCTTTTCAATTTCCCCGTTATATTACAATGTAGGTCAGCACTTACCGTTGATGAATAACTTATTTGTAGGTCCCGAAGCCACCATTAACACGAATGGAGATATTGGAGTGATGGGCACCATTAAAGTAGGGCTTTGAAGGGCATATGATGGAGACGGCTGCGATCAGAAAAGAAAAAATGGCAAAAAATAAGGATGTTTCACCACCCGCTGTGCCAACCGATGTCAAATCGCCGCCAAAGAAGCCTAAAAAGCAGAAACTTCCTATTGTTCCTTGTCTGATTTCTTTTAACAACCAATTAATGTATCTCCAGTCTTCCGAGCTTATTCAGTTCAAATTTGAGCAGCTCATTAGTATTCTTTTAGCAACTCGAATTGCTTTTCGAGCAGAATTGTTACGAGAAGCGCAAACAGATAAGCCCAAGAAACTTGAAGATCGAGAGATTACAATTCTTGAAGGATTGACCAACGGAGTCAATCAAATTTTACTAGCCAATCCTAAGATGCAGGAGATTGTCGAAGGAATAGAGGCTACATATCGAATCTCCATTGCCAGGGCGTAATTAGTTTGAATCAATCATCGTTTGAAAAGAAGGCTCCTCGTTTTTACATTAATCGAGATATTCGTCTCCCCACCGTAATTTGTATAGCTCCCGACGGAGAGTTCCTTGGAGAAATGGAGACTCGTTTTGCTATTCAAAAAGCTAAAGATCTAGGTCTCGATCTTGTCCAAATTGTTCCTCCCAAAAATGGAAAAACTGCAACCTGTAAAATCATGGATGCGGGCAAGTACAAGTTCGATCTCTCTAAGAAAGAGCGGGACCAAAACCGTAAGCAGCGTGAGGCTGCTGTTGAGCTTAAAGAAATCAAGCTAAGAGCTAATACTGATACCCATGATCTTCTTCTTAAGGCAACTCAGTCTGAGAAGTTCCTTCGAGAAGGAAACAAGGTCAAGGTGAAGCTTCAGTTGCGGGGTCGGGAAAACAACAATGTTAAGTTCACCCTTGATACCAAGGTTCAGGAGTTTCTTAGCTTAGCTGAGATTGTTCCCGATGGTAACATTAACTACGCCGAAAAAACTATTACCTTTTTCTTGAAGTTAAAGTAAAATGGAAAAGTTTCAAGTAATGAAGGTCTTCGATTGCAAGGAGATTCCCTCTGGGCTTTTAGACAGAAAGATAGAAGAGCTGGAACTCAACAATTGTTCATACTTTAAGATCAAAATTGCAGATGATTTAATTGTCGATCCCTTAGAAAATTGGCTCATCAAAAATGGGGCTCGAGACAGTGAAGAGGTTCTTATTTATTGGTGGTGGTGATGTATGGCACTGAATAACATTGAAAAATATCAAATGCCCTCCAGAGGCTCCGTTGAACTTGAGATTAACTGTAATGGGCAAGTTTCTACAATAAAAATTGGCTCAGATGGTATTTCTGTAACTACTCCAGGCTTCATAATAATCAGAGAACTTGAAACTGAGTCCGATCTTAAAATGAAAGAAATTGATAATATTTTTGAGTTAAGCAGTTTGATCAAAAGCTGCTGTAGGATCCAATCATGATTCTTACAGATATTGAACAGCTTCGGACCCCTTGTACTGACGTTGAATCTATTGAGGAAGCCGATGCTATTATTGCTCAGCTAGAAAAGGAGCTTGCCGAATCTTCCACTAAGGGTGTTGGGTTAGCGGCTCCTCAAATTGGAATTTGGAAGAAAGTAGCGATTATTCGAATTCCTGGGGCAGAGGGAAACAAGGGGTTCTCTATTGATTTGGTTAATGCCAGTATTACCAAAAAATTCAATCAGCGTATTAAAAACGGTGAGGGGTGTTTAAGTTTTCCCGGAACTTACATTAAGACGTTGCGGTATGATGAGATCGTGGTAGAAGGCAATCTTAAGGAACCTCGCCAGTTTGTAGCTACCGATGTGGAGGCTTGGGTAATTCAACACGAGATTGGACATTACTTGGGCGAATTGTTAATTGATTTTGAGGTTAGATGAATTTTCCAAGTCCTGGTACAATTGTCGAGATTAACGTAGATCGTTATGTAGTTGTTAGCAAGCTATATTTTAACGCCAGTTATGGCAGCGAAGGATATGATACTTATCGGTGGAAGTGTGGGACGATAAGATCAACCGGAGCTGGTAGAATTAAGGTTTTCTTTGCTAAACATACTGTCGAAAACGGTAGTTTTATAGGTATTCAGGAATTAGAGCTTGATTAAGCCTCGTTCCATTTTAGCCTTCACTGAATCTTGGCTCTCCCCTTCTTATATTAACAAGTTCAACAAAAACCTTGCCGCCCTTGCTTCCAAGTTCCCCTCTTGGTCTCAACAGATCTTACAAGCCGAAGATAACCAAGACTTAATCAAGCGATTCCAAATCGAATATTTGCCGGCTATCGTGATATACCAAGAAGAAGAGAGGTTCCAGGTCTTTGACGGGAACTCTTTACTTAAACCTCTGACATTTCATATTCGAAAGATTAATGACCAAGAAAACCGATAAGACTGTTGTTGCTCCTGTAATTGCTACAGCCGAAGTTGCTCCTCCACCCGCTCCTAAGAAAGAGTCAGGTTCTTCTAAGATGTGGGAGATGATTCGTAAGATACCAATTTCTATGTTTGCTCTACCTGCTCGCCCTCTAGAGCAACTTGTTTCGCGAGTTCCGATGGATACCCCCGAGCTTCTTCTAACTTCGTTACCGTCAGTAGAACGAGATGAGAAGGGTAAGGTTGTGAAGACCAATCCTCGGATGGTCTCATCAATTGTTTCATCATTAGATGAGATTTTGAATGTTTATCGAACACCAATGCAGGAAGCTCGTATTGAGCGGTTTGAAATTCAGACCCTTCCAAATGGGATGATTAGCATTAAGCCACTTTCGATTACCTCGCTGTAATGGATGGCAACCCCGGATTTCTACCTTTATTTAGGCTGCGAAGGCTTTCAAGATCAGGGATTTGTCCACTGTCCGGGAGTGGAAAACCTGATCTACGTTGCCTCAGAGTCTGAGGAAAACTTTCAACAGATAATTGAGTTCTTTGTCAAAATTAAGCTTTTTGACTATCCTCTCCGGGATTATAACTCAGTTTTGAATTTTTTATCGGGGTTCAAAGAGCGATATCAGTCGAAGATTCGCCCTAAATGGACCCCTTCAATGTTCTCTAGCTATCAAAAATTTGTCATAAACCATAAACAGTGCCCAGTTTATCTTAGATTGGGACTTCCACCGGAGAAAAGCAATGTCTGAGCCAGATATTATCGAAATTGAAGAAGATCAGCCCTCTCATTGTTTTGCCTGTGAATCTGTCCTTAGAAACCCCACAATTTTAATTTGCGCTAGCTGTTTGGATGACGCTGCTGAAGATTTTTTCTTTCTTTTCGAAGGTGAAGATCGCTCAGATATTGAGGAAGATTGATTAAGATTTATATTGTTACTTACGGTTGCGACGGGCGTTATGACAACATTATCGCTTTCTTCTCCGAAGAAAAAGCTAAAGCCTATGTTTTCGAAAATGGAGAAAGAGGCTACTATATTGACGAAATTGACTTAAAAGCCGACTGAAAAATTATGCTTCAAAACAGTAATGATTTTTTAGATCAAATGGCATCATTGGCAGATCAACTTAATCAAATGGAGAATCAGCGAAAAAATAAAAGCAGAGAATTAAAAAAGATCTGGATAGTTGGCTCTAATCATTATGAAGGCTGGGATATTGAAGGTATCTACGCCACCTCAGAATTAGCCGAAAATAGAGTTCGTCTTTTTGATAATAAGAAGCTACTTTCTGAAGATTATCAGTTTGTCTACCACCTTGACCGTCGAGATATTGAGTCTTGGGGAATTGATGGTTCGGCTGTTTGGATAGAAGGTCACCCTGTGAAAGAATCATGAGAACAAGCAAATTAACAAATGAAAAGTCCTTTGTAGCCGCCAAAGCTACCGAAAAACGTCAACAAACCGAAGTCTTCAACCAAAAGGTTGCTAAACTCGAGGAATCCCCCGAATTAATGAAACAGGTTGTTGAAAAAGGCGGACAATACATTAATTTCATCAAAGACAAGACCTTAAAAATTAACAAGGGTCCCATTGTTATTCAAGCCGAGAATAATCTCTTGGTTCAGATGGCATCAATGGCGGAACAACTTAATCAAATGGAGAACCAGCCCGAGGGAGCCGGGAGCTCGGCTCTTTGTTCTATCCTTATGAAATCAATACTGATCCTTCGAGATCGCATCAACGAGCTAGCTTATGAACAAGAAGAACGAAGAAAAGCCGATCGACTTACTCAACCAGGCTAAAGCCGAGTACTCCTCCTACCTTCAATTATGCAAGACCTTACAAATCTCCCCGGATCCCTTAGCGAGTGCCTTCCAGAAGGGGAGGCTGGAGATTCTGGAGAAACTTCTTCAGCCGACTTAATTGCCCAACTTGAAGCCCAAACTACGGCTGGTTGGGCAAAACTTTATCCCAAAGATATCGTCAAAGAAGCCAACCGAGTTTCTTTAACCCAAATCTTCCATCAACATCATATCTCCTTCCAGACCACTTATTCACCTTCTGGCTGGATTCATAAAACAAATTGCCCCTTCCCTTCCCATCGAGACTCTTCTCCCTCTTTTTTCTTTAATCCAACCGAAAACATCTTTAAATGCTTTGGGTGCGGAAAGAAAGGTTCAACTGTCCTTTTCTTATCTTTTCTTCAAAATCGAGAACCTGAGGAAGTTGCCATCGATCTCCTTCAAGAAGAAGGATTAGAGAAATTAGAGATCACTCAGTATGAGAATAAAATGAAGCTTGCGGCTCCCGTTTTGATGAAAGCGGCTCTTGAATTTCGAGACTATCCTGTTCCTCTTATGGAAAAAATCACGGCTCATCTCGACGGATTCCTGAGAAATTCTCTTAAGTCTCAGGAATTTACCCTTCCAATGTTAGAGAAACGAATCAAAATCTGTAACTCTTTGCTTAAGGAAAATTGCGCTTCTTAACTATTGGCGACCTCCATCTCGGCAAAGGGCTCGATGTTGGCAAGCCCGCTACTCCCGGCTCTCTTCCCTCTAGAACCCAAGATCGTCTTAACCTTCTCTCCTGGTGTCTTCAAAAGGCTCAAGAACATAAGGCTACCCATCTAGTTTTTACTGGAGATGTCTTCGAAGATGTTAAGCCTGATTATTCTTTAGTTGAACTTCTCTTTAAGTTTCTCAACCAGTGTAATGATCAAAAGCTCCAAGTTGTCATCGTTGTAGGTAATCATGAGCTTCGAAGAACTGGTACTCAGTATTTTACTGTACTAGATCTGGTTACCTCTGCTAATTTTACTCATGTTCAAGTCGTTAAAGACCTCAAAATCTTGGATTTGGACTCCAATACCCAGCTTCTTTTGATTCCATATCGAGAACGAGGCTCCTTCGATACCGACATCAATACCGAAGCTGTAACTCGCTGCTCCGCTTGGATTCAAGCTGGTATTGCCTCTATGACCGCTCCTCAACGCGTTGCTGTGGGACACTTGACCCTTCAGGGCTCCCTCTATGTGGGCGATGAGATCTCCGATTTGGCAAGAGAGCTAATTATGCCTTTTGAGGCTTTTTCTGGTCTCGATTATGTTTGGATGGGTCATGTCCATAAACCTCAAGTTCTTCAAGAATCTCCTTATCTAGCTCATGTAGGATCTCTGGATATTTCAGATTTTGGAGAAACCGATCAAACCAAGATTGTGGTGCTTTTTGATACCGAGACCAAGAAAATGGTAAATATCCCGGTTCCAACCCGCAATTTTCGTAAAATTCAGCTCGATGTCCCCGATAATCTTGATTCTCCCGAAGATTGGATTAAAACCAACTTAAAAGAATTTGCTAAGAATACTAGACTTACCGATTCTATTTTCCGAGTAGAACTTAACCTTCCAACCAAATACTCTTCAATTAACCGTAAATCTATTGAAGAAGAGATCTATAAGCTTGGAATTCATCATTTAGAAAGACTTTCCGAGAAGCGTCCTATTCAGTCGGTAGCTGATAAAAAGACTACCCTTGACGCTTCAGTAACTCCTCAAGCTGCTTTTCTCCTATGGGCGGAAAGATACGCTGAACCCTTCAAGAGCGAGTTTATCCAAGCAAGTCAAGACCTCTTAGCCGAACTGGAACTTAATTGAGACCACTATCCCTATCTCTTACAGACTTTCAAGTACATCGCCAGTCAGATATTGATTTCTCAGATTTTCAATCTGTGGTTATTCTTGGTGAAACCAACGGAGATCCTGAGTTTTCCTCGGGAGCTGGAAAATCAACCATTTTTGCCGGTATTATCTTCGCTCTCTTTGGCGAAGTTCCAACCTCAACCATTCAAAAAGTTATTCGAATTGGAGCTACTAAGACTTCGGTAACCTTTATTTTCATGGTTCACAAAAAAATCTATAAGATAGAACGAAGCCGAACCAAAAATACCGGAGAAATTAAGTTCTTTCTTCAAAACGAAGGAGTTTGGGAAGATCTTACCCAGATGCGGAAAGGGGATGCCCAAGCCTTAATCAATGAAACTTTGGGCTACCCATATCATACCTTTAACCAAGCTTCCTATCTTTCTCAGAAGTCTCTGGATTCATTAGTTAAATCCTCTCGTACTGGTAAAGAGAAACTGGAAATTCTTCGGCAAGTGTTCAACCTAATAATTTACTCTAAGCTAGAGAAATTAGCCAAAGATAAGGTTTCCGAAATCAACAAAGAGGTTTCGGCTCTTCAGCAAACTATTACTTCTTTGGGTAATCCCGAAGCCGATCTGGTTTCAATTTCTGCTTCCTTAATTAAAAATAAGGAGTTACTTGAAAGCTCCCAGACTAAGAAAACTAGCAATCTTTTAGAGCTGGAGACCACACAAAGTCATTTAGCTATTTTAGAAAAAGGAGCTACCGAGCATAACGATCTCTTGGTCAGGAAGTCTTTCTTAAATGGTAAACTTGAGGATCTTAATTCTCAGCTTTCAAAGTCTAAGGTTAATCTCGCCAAATCAGACCCTCAGCCTCTGCAAATCGAGTTAGATTCCAAAACCGATCTGCTTATAAGGAAGCGAGATTTAATTATACCCATAATTAACATTGAGCTTCTTACAACTCAAGCTATTGAGGACACCAGTTTTTCTGCACGTAGAGCCGAGCTAGCTAAGGAACTTAAAGTACTAGAAAACACTAAGGTTCCCGAAAATCCCAACTGCGAAGAGTGTTTTCAAGAAATCTCTTCAGATTACCGGGATGAATTCCAAGCCAAGATTCGAACACAAATTAATGTAATTCAAGCCACCTTCTTGGAAGCTCAAGCTGCGGAGCTCACCGAAACCAATCGAGTTAAGCAAGCTCGTTTAACTTTGGCTGAAGAAACCAAGAAACTTCAAACCAACCGAGCTTTGGAAGCGGAGATTCCTCACTTAGAAGAGCGTATCGAGCAACTTAGGGTTCAAATTGCCGAGAAAAACAAAGATAAAGCTCAAATTACTAGCCACGTTGAGGATCTTGAATCCCAACTAGAAACTATTAAACAGCAGGCTGCCGATCTCCAAAAACTTCTTGAAGAGCCAGAAAAACAGCTTTCTTTGGTTCAAGAGTCTCAAGCCAAGATCAAAAACCTTAAAATTGCCATCGCATTATTAGATTCCGAGATTCTTAAGTTAACTTTGGAATCGGGTAGTTTATCAGAGAAACATCGCCAAAAAACTCAAGATCTTGTCAAACTTAAGGCTACCAAGGCTTCTTTAACCAAAGTTCAAGCCAATCTTAAGTTGAAGTCAGAGTTAGTAGCTGCCTGTGCTTCTACAGGAATTCCCAACATGGTTGTTTACTCCATGCTGGACGACTTCCAGGTTATCCTAAATAAAACTCTGGCAAAGATTCGTCCCAACTTCGAAGCCATTTTCCAGATCTCCAAGACCAAGAAAGGTATTGACGAGGATAATTTTGATATCATTTTTCGGTTAAATGGAGTGGAGTTAGACCTATCCCAGATCTCTGGTGGACAAGAATTAATGGTTCGGTTAGCGCTTAAGATAGCCTTGACCGAGCTTCTCAAGTCTCGATTGGAGCTTGATATACAAGTGTTATTCCTGGACGAAGTTGACCGGGAGATGGATATGGCAGCCTCCAAGCAGCTATTTAAGTTAATCAGAGAGCTAGAAAAGGATTACTTAGTAATGGTTATTACTCACAAAGATTATCTTAAATCTAACTTCAAACATTTCATCCTGGTTCAAAACCATGGAATTCAGGATGGAGCCACCGTGAAAGTCGTCAGTGCTTAAGATTGATTATGGCAGTTTTTCAGATGATCTTTTTTCTTCTGTTAATCAGTTGAACAAGAAGATTTTAAATAAAGATCGCCTATACGAAAGAGCTAGTGGCGTTTCTATGGTTCATACCTTAGAACAAATAACTACGGTGGTAATTAATCCAAAAGATTTGGAACTTATAAGAAATCTTCAGAACTCAGAAAGAGATGCTATAAATCTGGACATAGTAACTACAAGAGAGATACTTAAACTAGGTATTTTTTACTATTTTCAACTAGAATCAATATCTATAAAACTCATGGTTAACAAATCAATACAGCCAGGATATTTTTTGGCTATAATCGGAAAAGGAGAACTTGCCTGATATTATCGCCATTGCCGGTCGTCGACTCTCCGGCAAATCCACCGCCTCTCAATACTTAATCGACCAAGGTTATACTCGAATCTCTTTCGCTGGTTATCTTAAAAAGACTATCGCCGAGCTCTATTCCATTCCCGAGCCCGACCTCTCTAATCAAGACATTAAGGAGCAAATCCTTGCCGAACCTCTTCCATGGGACTCTAGTACTCGAAAAGAGCTAGGAAAGATTATCCAAGAGGAGGTTCCTGAGATTGAACGCTCTGGCTTTGTTTCCTACCGAGATGCTATGCAGTTCATTGGAACCGAGGTTTGTCGCCAGATTGACCCTAACTTCCACGTTAAGAAGACCATCGGGTCTATGGAACCCGGTAAAAAATATGTTTTGGACGATCTTCGTTATATGAACGAAAAAGAGGCTCTGGATAGTGTTGGCGCCTGGACCACCTTCCTTATTCGCCCCATTCGTAATCTATCCCTTCATATCTCGGAAAATTCTCTCCTTAGATTCCACTTTCCTCGAACCCTGGTAAATGATCGGGACCCCGAGTATCTAGTAGATCAGCTTAAAGGATATCTCTCTGGTAAATTAATTTTTGCTAACTCTTGGAGAATTGCTCCTACCTTATCGGCTCTTTTAATTGCTGCTATGGACTATCCAGGTCTCAAAGACTTCAATTCCTCCCTAGATTTTGATAAGGTGCCTGCCTATCTTAGACATTGGTATAACGAAAGTAATCCTTATCATATTGAGGATCTTAAGGCTTATTTCTATCAAGTTCAAGGAAACGAACGAGTCTTTACCCCTCTCACAGCAGCTAGAATTCAGAATTATGGCGAAGCAGCCATTGAGTTACTTAAACTCGGGGAAGCTATGAGGACCGAAGCCTACGGTCAAAACATTCGCATAACATCGTGATTACTATTACGTTGACGGAATCGGCGGTACTTAGCCAGAACGATATTCCTAAGTATCTTACGCTTTCTACTGACATTCCGTCAACTATTTTTTATACCCTAGATGGTTCAGATCCTACCATTGACTCCTATGTTTATGTAGATCGAGTAGATATTCCTACTCAAGGAGCCATCTTTACCCTGAAATTTTGGGCTACCAATGGATCTGATTCTTCTGATGTTTTAACGAAGACATACGAATTCTCTTTCATTAACACCAATCTTCGTGGTGCTAAGATTACCAACTTCGATAAATCTATCGATTCTAACTGGTATCCTTTTGGAAACTTTGCTCAACCTACCCCTCCAGTTCTAGGAGGAGTTGCCGGAACTGTTGTTCGTAATTTAGAGAATCCTCCTTATCCAGAAATTGACGGATATGATGCTGAGGGGCAGCCTCTTTATCTTACTGACAAGCCCATAACTGATTATCTAATCGTTTATTCGGAAACCGATATTCAGGGCAATGTAGGTAGAGGAATAGGTACCATGACGGGACAAGGTCACGTTCGATTACCTTCTCCAATTCCTGAAATCTCCTCCACTAGTCAAAAACTCTTTGATCCTAGGGCTTTCGTTTTCTACATGTCCTCAGCCGATCCGGTTGATCCCAACATTTCTTTAACTATTCACGAAAGATGGACAGGACAAACTTCGTTACTTCCTGGACTGGTAACTAGTAACGGTTATCACGCAAATACCTTCCCGGGCAGCGCAGTTCGACAGCAATGGAATTCCAGAGATTCTACGATGACCTATTATTATTTCGATTCAAAGAACTTGAAGTGGATCATTAACAAAGAAGCTATTATTCCTCAAAGTTCGGATTATAGCCAAATTGTTACAGATCCAAGAGGTCAAGGAGCTGGACAAGTATTCCGTTGGTATCCTTTCTTTGCCAATCGCGGCTATTGATATAAAGCATATGTGCAATTAGAAATTCTTAATGAAAAACCCGAAAACTCTGATCTTTTCAGTATTTCGGTCTCCAAAATAAAACAATTCAAAAACTGTAAAGCCGCCTACAAACACTCTTACATCGATAAACTTACTAAGAAAACCTGGGATTTCAATGTCTTTGGTAGCTTTCTTCACGAGGTATTAGAAACCTATCATCAATTTTTGATTGATCATCCGGATTCCAAATATCACGAAGTTCTCAAAGATTGCTTCTGGAAAGCTTATCCAACTTATGAGAAGCAACTTTTAAGCGACGATCTTTGGACAATTGTAGAAGATGCTAAGGGAATCAAGAATCCTGTTCAAGGTCCCTACAAGCTATTCCAACTCAACGCTTTTAAGAAGGAGACTTTTGCTCTAGCCGGTCTTTATCTTCAGAATCACGGCAAAGCTCTTAAAGAAAATAGAGCTCCTGATGTGGAATCAGTTGAAAAAGCTTTCTATTTCAAATTAGATGACAAATATCTTCTTAATGGCTTTATTGATCGGGTTGATCGCCATCCTGATGGCTTTAAGGTTCTTGACTATAAGTCCAGTAACCCTCGTTCTCGTAAGTATTTAGCCGAAGATCTCTTTCAGCTCCAAACCTATTCTTACGTAATTTGGACTCTCAACCCAGATATCCAGAAAATTCATGCCTCGTATGTTTTACTGAGAGATCAAAATTCTCCAATTGAGACAACCTTTGAAATTAGCGATATTGAAAATGTTGCCGAAAACATGGTGAATCAAGCCAAATTGATGCAAGCAGAGGTTGGATTTAAGGAAACACCTGGGACTCTCTGTAGGTATTGCTCCAATCTAGAGAATTGTAAGCCTGGAGCCGATTACGTTCACGAACAAAACATTAAACAATTGAACCGAGCCAAGCGTTACTAAAACGAAAGCTGCGAATTTACCACCATCGTCACCTAGAGGAATCATGCAAGTTAGCGAGAAAAATTATTGCGAATATAGCGTTCAATGGACCGCTCCACTCGATCTAGTCTCCAAACATCAAGATCAAGCCGTCGAACGGCTCAACAAAGCCAAGGTTATGATCAAAGGTTATCGTCCCGGTAAAGCCCCAAAGCAAGCCTTTAAGACCTTCCAACCCAAGATGCTTGAGAATAACTCTCAAAGTACTTTGATTCAGGAGGCTTACGATACCTTTACCTTTGAGCAGGAACTTACCCCAATGTTTGGTCCTCAAATCTCTAAGGCGGAGTTCCATCCAGATGGCTTCGATCTTGAGATGACGGTTTACACTAAGCCTAAGTTCGAGGTAACTGGATATACCGATCTTAAAATCCCCGAGCCCGCTATGGAAACTATGGAATCAATGGTTGAGAAGACCATTGGGCAACTAGCGGTAAAACACGCCAATCTTACTCCTTATGGAGCCGAGGACTTCGTTCAAGCTGGTGATAAGGTTACTTTGTCGCTTTGGACCACCTCGGATACAGAGGAGCAGCTTTTAAATGAAATGGAGTACCAGATTGGCAGCAATCTATTGGGACCCGATTTCGATAACTGTCTCTATGGAACCAAGATTGGTGAGACCAGTATCTTTAGTCACCAATTTGGAAAAGAGGTTTGGAATTCTGATTATGAGGACAAGAAGGTTGACTTCCGAGCCACCATTTCCATGGGATTCAAGGTTGTTCCAGCTCCAATTGATGACTCTTTAGCCAAGGCTGAGGGGCTCTCTAATCTAGGAGAACTTGTTAAGGTTGCTAATGGGGTTATCAGTAATCAGCTACGAATCAAGCGAAAGAAGCTGATTCACGATCAAATTGTTAAGCGTTTGAACGCTGCAAATGAATTCAAGGTTCCCGAGTATCTAGTTAAGCTAGAGGCTCAGAATCTGGCTCGCCAAAGCAAGTTAATTTTGGAGCAACTTGACGAGAAGACCCAGGAAGAGACAACCAAGACAGCAACCGAGATGGTTAAGCTTAGTTTGATTCTAGACGGTATTCGGAACAAGGAAATTGAGCTTAAGTTCTCCCATAAGGAACTTTACGGAATGTTGGCTCAGAGATTGGTATCGGCTGGATATACACCAGAATCGATGCAGCAGATGGAAAAGCGAGGGGAATTGACGGGGCTGATTGCGGCTCTACAAGATTCGATTACCCTCGATTGGATCGAGAAGAAATCAGAAATCATACAATAAGGATAAATATATGGCTAAATCATTTAAAGCATCGTTACTAAAATTACTTCCCGCTGACTTTGTCGACACGGCAAATTCTATGACAGAGAAAGAGCTTGGTCAAAGAATTCTCGAAGTAGAAAAGGGCATAATGGCTCTAAAAGAAGATGCGGAGGCAGATACAGCACTAGAAGCAGCTAAAAACGAACTTAAAGAGCTTCGTAGCGTGTATTCAATTCCAATTAAAGAAAATCGAGCAATCATTGAGTATTGTCTTTGGGTTCTTCAAAGTCGTGGTAAAGTTTGAATCTCTTAATCCTGATGATATCTTAGAGAAAGTTAAAACATCAATCAGTTTTTGCGATCTGGCTAGAAATTTGGGGATGGATTATACTAAGACTCACGGCTTGATTAAGTTAAAAAAATTTGTTAAAGAACGTGCTGATAGCTCTCATTTTCCATCTAACAGTGAGAGATCCAAAATAATCGCTAAACGCATTAATGATACTGATATCTTGAAAAAAGATTCTGTAATTTCGGCAAAAGTTGTCAAAAGTAGATTACTTAAATTGATTGATTATAAGTGTTCGGAGTGCGGAATAGTTAGTTGGTGTGAAACACCTCTTGTTTTACAAATGGATCATATAAATGGAGTTCCTAACGATAATCGTGTAGAAAATTTACGATTATTATGCCCAAATTGTCACTCTCAAACAGCAACATTTATTTCTGGCAAGAAAGGTCTTCTGCCTAAGAAACCGCAAAATATATGTTTAAATTGCGGCAGTTTATGTGGATCAAAATCAACATATTGCTGGCAATGTCACATAGATATAAACATGAAAAATGACTAAATTCAAAGACATAACTGATTATCAAATTATTGAAGCTGCTTCTAGAACAGAAAACGCATCTGAATTTATGAGAAATTTACATGTTGCCCCAACCAACGGCAATTGGTTTCGAATTGTTAAAACAATAAATCGGTTAAAAGTTGACACCTCACACTGGCTTAATAAGTCGGAGCTATCAACTAAATATTCTAAAAAACCTTCTTTAAAGAGATTGAGTGATAACGAAATCTTTACACCAAGCTCTGACGTTCCTAACTCAATAGTAAAGAAACGATTATTGAAATTGGTAGAATATAAATGCTTAATTTGTGGTATTAGCGAATGGCTAGGAAAACATTTAGTTTTACAAATGGATCACATTGATGGCGATCATAACAATAATTTGTTGAGCAATTTAAGGCTATTATGTCCAAACTGTCATTCTCAGACTAGCACTTATAACCAAAAAAGAAAAATTAAGACGGAGACTAAATGTTTAGATTGTAACAAGTTATTACAGTCTAGTAAGGTTAAACGATGCGCGCAGTGTTACTCGTTAAATAGTGAGTTAGAGGTTAAAAAAACCTTAACTTCTTTAAATGATAACATTGAAGATGTTGTGATTTGTTATTACACAGACGAGCAAGAGAAAATTCTTCAAAAATTTGGTATAACAACGGCTTTTTTGAAGAGATTTTTATCCGACGCCAATCTTATTTTTAAAGGATCCAATAACATCTTTAAGAAATGGCAAAAAGAAGGTCTCAATAATATCGTTGAAAGACTTAAGGAGAGAAGCCAATTATGAAACTCGTCGCAATACCTAACAACCTCAAAGAAGACCTAACTGAGCTCCAAGATATGGAGAGCATTTTAACAAATGCAGCAGATTATGTCTACCATCCTGGATATCCTTATCAAGAACAACACAAGTTAATTTTTTCTCTTAGAAGCTTGATTGTTCAACATCAAAGAGAAATTCGTGCCAGTATTTGGAAAGCACTTCCTGGAATCCCCAAAGGAGAAGAATTTCTCCAGTTTCGAGCCAAGACCAGTCAGTACGCTCGAGAGTTTCGAGAGCTGGGCGACAAACTAAAGATTGTCTAAGAAAAAAGGCTCCCAGGAGCCTTTTTTTCGTATCTAAACATGATCACCTCTAAACCCGTAAAACTCTGTTGCGGTAATTCCGTCAATATCATAAACTCAGATAAACCCCTTCGTAAAGATCAAATTCAACCCTTTCTTGATGCTGGTTACTCAGCCCCTGCTCATTATCTTAAAATTGGGGTTGTTTATCTGGAAAAGAAGGGGATTACTGTTACGGGATCTTATGGTAACACTGCCTTCCATCTTAGAGTAACCAATAAGTCTCTCGTTCCTGAATTCAAAGAACTCCTAGAAAAAGCTATTAATCTATGACCTTCGTCTCCCTTTGTAACAAAACTAAGTTTTCTCTTTTAAACTCCCTAATCGGAGTCGACGAACTCTTTGCTCGAGCTAAAGAACTAGGTCAACCAGCTGTCGCCGTTACCGAAGCTGCTTCTCTCGCCTCTGCTGTTCCCGCCTATAAAGCCTCCAAAAAACATGGAGTTAAATTAATCATCGGCAACATCTTTAATTTCGTTGACGATCTCACCGATTCCACCGCTCCTTTTCGTCATGTAAATCTTATAGCCAAGAATCAAATTGGTTATCAAAACCTTTTGAAACTCCAATACAAAGGATTCGACCATAAAGTGGTAGCTCACAAAAGAGTCTACCCTCGAATCGACTGGAACCTCCTTTCTACTCATGCTGAGGGTCTTATTTGCCTAACTGGCGATGCCTCTGGAATCCTTGGTCAACTCATCAATAATCGACAAAATCCCAAAGCAGAAGCTTTAGCTATCCAACTTAAGGAGCTTTTCGGAGTCGATCTAGGACTGGAGATCATTCCCGCAAACCTGCGTCGAGCAGCCACAGACTTTACCCAAGCCGTCGATCAGCAACTTGTTAACAACTATCTTATCAAACTTAGCAAGAAGCTTGATATCCCTATTGTTCCAACTTGTAATGCTCATTATCTTCGTCCCGAACAAGCCGAAGCTCACGATGTTGCCTTAGCCATCTTCTCTCAAAAAGCTGTTAAGTTTACCAACCGACCTCGTTTAGGTAATGATAATGGAGTAACTCCAGACTTCTATCTTAAAACCAGAGAGGAAGTAATCTCTTTCTTCTCGCGCCTCTATCCAACTGATGCCCCAACTTGGTGCGATAATGCTGTCGAATTTGCCTCTAGATGCGAGGATCCGGCTTGGATTATGCCTCAGTTCTCAGCCGGAGGAAAACGCGAGCTACCCACCTTTCCGGTCAAGGATCAGCCCGATTTTGAAGCCTTCAAGGATTGGATTCCTACCCAGACTCCCGAGATTCAAGCTCTCGAGCACGATAAATCATATCTGAGATATCGAGCAACTACCAATCTTAAAAAGAAGCCTTTGGCGGCTCCTGAGTCCGAGTACCTAGATCGGTTCTATAAAGAGCTCGAGGTTCTTGAAACCAAGGGGTTTTCCTCTTACATGTTGATTTGCTCGGACATTCTTGATTGGTGTCGGCAAAACGAGATTCCCATCGGTCCCGCTAGAGGTTCCGCTGGTAACTGTCTCCTTGCCTACCTTCTTGATATTCACAAGATTGATTCGGTTAAGTACAAACTACTATTCGAAAGATTCCAAAATAAGGATAGAGTTCTAGAACCCGATTGTGATCTTGACGTTTCTCAGAAATACAAGCCAGATGTTGAGCAGTACATCATTAAAAAGTATGGTCAAGAGAATGTTGCCTTCATTTCAACCTTCTTAACCCTATCTCCTAAGCCTTACGTTAAGAAAATTGCCCAAGTTTTCCAATATGGTGGAGGGTTCAAAGAGGCGATTGCTATCGGTAACGCTCTTTCCGAGGCTATTCCCGACGATCTCTCCATTCATACCATTGATGATGCTTGCAAGGCTTCAGGTTTGTTTTCAGAATACTGTGAACGCTATCCAGAGATTAAGAAGTACGCTAAGGAAATTTGCGGACTTCCTCAGGCTTACGGAGCCCACGCCGGAGGAATTGTACCTAATCGCAGACCTCTAGTTGAAATTGCCCCGCTTCGCCAAGACAAAGACGGTTTTACTCTATTAGAGGTTGACAAAGATCTTTGTGAGGAAATGGGACTGGTTAAGATCGATATTCTTGGAATTGAAACCCTAGATATCATTGAAGAAGTCTTTTCTTATATTAGGAAGCTTAAGAAGCCTTGTCCATACACTATCGAAAGCTTTGAATATGATCAGGTAGACCCCAAGGTTTATGATATGATCTCTTCCGGCAAGACCTTAGGAGTCTTCCAGCTTGGAACTTCAGCTACCACCATTAACCTTTGCAAGTTTGTTAAACCCAAGAATATCATTGATGTAGCTCTGATTAACGCTTTGGCTCGTCCTTCGGCAGCAGATATTCGAGAGAAATTCATTGAAACCCGAGAAGGCAAGCGACGAGTTAACCTGGTGCACCCCTCACTTCAAAGGGCTCTAGGATTCTCTTACGGATTCGGATTATTCGACGATTCCTTGCTTTGGGTAGCTGCCGATGTTGCTGGCTGGGATCTTAACCAAGCCGATCGGTTCCGTAAAATGACCAAGGATAAGGGCAAGAACCCCGAGAAAACCGCTAAACTTAAGTCCGATTTCATTCAGGATGCTATCAAGTCTGGTGTTCCGGAGGCTTCTGTTAATCGAATTTGGACCGAGGTTATCGAATCCTTCGCCGCTTACGGATTCAACTACTCTCACTCTATTGGTTATTCCTTCCTAGGGTTCCTTACTGCTTATCTTAAGACCTATTACCCTCTTGAATTCTTAACTGCCAACCTAGTCTTCAAGGTTAACTCAACGGCTGAAAGAGCTAAGACAGCGGTAAAAGAACTTAAAAGAGAGATTCGCGGTCAAGGAATTAAGATTCTTCCTCCCGATATCAACAAGTCAGAAACAGCTTTTACCATTCTAGACGAGAAAACTCTACTGATTGGTTTTGAAGCCCTGAAGTACATGGGTAAAGATGCCATTCCAGAGATTCTAGCTCATCGCCCATATACCTCTTTTGAGGACTTTATGGCTAAGGTTTCGCCTTCTAAGGTACGAATGCCTTCGGTTAAGGCGATGATCGCGGCAGGATGCTTCGATTGCTTTGGTAGGAACCGGAAACAGCTCTATCTTTATGCTGATGATTATCGAAAGAAGCAAACTTCTTTCCGTAAGCGTGGAGCTGAGTTTAATTATCTTTTCCCAGAGACTGATTCCTGGACAGTTCCAGAAACCTACGCCATGGAAAACTCTTGTCTTTCCGAGGGACTTTCGGGCACCGCCGTTCAGCTTCACCCCAAGATCTTCAAAGAAAAGGAGGTTCCTTTTAGTGAACTTAAGGTGCAACCTCACTCAATTCTTCTTAAGGGGATTGTAACCGATTTCTTTGAATGGAAGGTTAAAAAGGAAGATTCTAAGATTTACCAACAAGAAATGGCGAGAGTCTCTATTCAAGATCCGTATGGAAATTCCATTCCATTAGTTTTATTTCCCGATACACTGGAAGTCTTCAAAAAGGAGCTCAAGCTTCTTTCTAAGAAGCGAGTCTTGGAACCAGGTTGCGCTATTGAAGTTTTGGCTTCTCCCGATCGAAAAGGGGAAGGCTGGATTCTCAACAATCTCTGCAAATACTCTCCGTTTCCCGAGATGCCCGATGATATCAAGCCTCGAAAAATTACGCTCAAATTACCCAAGAAGGCTAAGAAGTTCGAGGAACTAAGCGTTTTGGAGATGGCGGAGGAATTCGAGGATCGGCTAGCAGAAGAGGGGATTATCGAAGAGGAATCTCTGGATATAGATGAAATACTAAACGAGGAACTGCTTGAATCTTTACGAAACAGCCTCACAACATAGGAATTAATGAAATGTCAAAGTTGCGGGGTTGAAATCCCCCCGGAATGGGTAAAAGCCATTCAAAAAAAGGAAGTCAGTGCCATATAAAGACAAAGAAACTGTCAAGGCTTTTGCTCAAAAGAACAAAGATAAATATAATGCCAACCGCAGAGAGAAGTTGAAACTTATTAAGCAAGATCCTATTAGGCTTGCTGAATTTAGAGAAAAAGAAAGAGAGCTCTTTAACAAAAGAAAGGATATTAAAAATAAACAAGCTAGAGAAAGATTGGTTAAATTAAAAAAAGAAGACCCTGATAAATATGTAAAATACAGAGAGAAGAAAAGTAAACAGATAAAAAACCATAAAGACAACAATAAAGAATACTATAGAGTTCAGAGAAAAAAAATGGATTGAAAACAATAAGGAAAGATATAAAGCTATACTTAAGAAAGGTGCAATTAAAGCAAAATCAAATGTTCCCCACACATTAAGAGCAACAATGAGTACTATGATTTACTCAGCTTTTAAACGGGGTGGAGCAGTTAAAAAAGGTTCTATTTTGGACAATCTGCCATACACAATGTTGGAATTAAAAAAGCATTTAGAATTACAATTTGAACCTTGGATGACATGGGAAAATAGAGGTAAGTTTAACCCAGAAATGCACGATCAAAATCCAACTTGGCAAATTGATCACATTATTCCTCAATCATTTTTTAATTTTTACTCCTATACAGATAAAAACTTTAAAATGTGCTGGTCTTTAAAAAACATAAGACCATTGGATTCGAAGCTAAACATCTTAAAAAAAGATAAAATTGAAAACCCGGGGTTAATTTCTATTTTAGAAAAAGAGCAAGAAGATTTAGAAAAATCTAAAAATGGGGACGCGAATGAAGTGTGAAAATTGTCAAGTTATTATTCCTCCTGAATGGAAGAATGTAATATTAAAAAATCAGTGCCCTAACTGCGATCAGACTATAATGAGTGAGAGCTCTAAACTCATTTTAGATGAACTTAAAGAGGCAATGAGTAAAATGCCAAATGATCCTGATGGGTTAGCCACTTGGATATTTTCTAATTACACCCTCGTTAAAGTCGGAGAAGCCCTACCCGTTACCCAATTCTACGGACAAAAAGCTCCTCGAAATGAAGGTACTCCTCTTAAGGTTCATCCAGGTCTTGTTGGAGCTGTTGAGTTCCAAACCAAGGAAAGCATTGCTAATCGTCTTGCCGCTACTGGAGGTCAGCTTCTAGATAACGGTGGCGTAGTTAATGAAATGCACGAGGTAATGAGCATGGAAGATCGAGAAATGGAGGCAGCTATGAATGCTCAAGCTGCTTGGGGAGCTCCTCCGGTTCAGCCCTCAAATGTTACCGCCAATTACTTTAATCAGTTAGAAGCAAGAGTTAAGGCGCAGCAAAATGTCTTAGCCGGCGGAGATCACGGAGTAAGTTTTGTAGGTGGTCAATACAAGGGAGTAAGGCGCGGAGGATGATTAGAGTAATTGATATGAAGCGGTTGGATCTCACCGCTACCGAGTGGAAGATGTATGACGAGATTTGCGAGCATCTTAGCACCCCTCGGTTAAAAGGAGAGGTATTGTTTAAGGGGTTATTCGAAACCGATAAAAACGGCATCATAACCTTCTTGAGAGCTCCTCAAAGCATGTTCAATTTGGAGGCATTTATGTTTCTCCAATCGATGATGGTTCACCAGCATTTAAGAATTAGCACATCGCAACATGATCAGCTGGCGCAGCAATACCTAGAAAAAATCAAAGAGTTAGACAAGAAAACCCAAGAGTTAGATAAAATAATCCAAGAAAGCAAGAATGTCGGATCTACAGTCCCTAGTTGATTTAGTTACCAAGAGCCTCGCCGAGGTTCGAGAAAAAGAGTTTAACGAAAGTCGTTCGGAAACCATTGCCGCCGCATGTCAAGAGATTGAGATGAAACTGGCAGATGTTTTAGCCGAGGCGGAAGGTGACTCTAAGAACGCCAAGAACGTAATTGAGCTGGTAACGGCTCAGGTAGCTAGCGAGATTCGTAAGACGAATGTGGGGACCAAGATTACGGAAGGAGCGATAGCCGAGAGGGTATTGCAGGATGTTCGGGTAATTGAAGCGAAGAATAGTTACATTGACAAAGAGAAGTATTTTAAGAAGTGGCAGTATATCTTCAATACAATGAAGGATAACCACATCTTTTTTAGAAACCTAGATAAATAAGGAAAAATGGTAAAGAGTGAAGAAAAAACTGAAACAGAAACAATTAAGCCAAAATTCAAGCTCGCTATAGATCTTGATGCCCTAGTTACCCAAACCAGAGCGCTTTATGACAAGAAAGAAGCTGGAATTGCCAAACAGATATCAACAGGCAATTCTATTACAAAGTCAACCAATGAAAGTGACTATATTCTTCCTTTAAACAAAGAGTATTTTAATGAATTAGTTGGTATTCCGGGTCTTAAGCTGGGTAGTTTTACCCAGCTTAGTGGTGCTCCTGATAGCGGAAAATCAACACAGGCAGCTTGTTTTATGGTTGCGGCTCAACAACAAGGGGTACTTGTAATTTTATGGGATTCCGAAGGAAAGTTCCAGCGCCGACGGTATGATGAAAAAATGGGAGGAGATAGCTCTTCATTAATTGTTACTAGTGCTCGAGATATTGAAGATGGAGCTGTTGCTGTAGCTAATATAGTAAATGCAGCTAAAGCTCAAAATCCTAAGATTAAAATTCTTGTTGTCTGGGACTCAGTAGGAGCAAGTATGAATAGTAAAGAAAATCTTGAAGATGGAGGTGAAAACTTCTCTAATCAGCCAGGCGTTGATGCTAGGGAAATTTCAAAAGCGATGAAGAAATTCAATAAACTGATCTTTAAATATCAAGACAGGGAAACTGGTGAAAACTCTATTGCTTTCTTAATTGTAAATCAAATATACGCACAAATTGGATTTTCTACAGGAGGATCTGTTGAAAGAGGCGGAACTCAATTACAATACCTTTGTTCTGTTATTATTCAAATGCGGCGCAAAAAAGATTTAAATAGAATTGTTAAAGGAGTTTCATATAAATATGGAATAGTAACAAGAGCAAAAGTTAGAAAGAATCATTTATTTGACGGTGATCAATGTGTTGCCGAAATGGATTTAGAAGTTTCAGCAGCTGGAGTGCGCGCGTACACTAAAGGTAAGTCTACAAATGATGGAGATATTGTTGAGGATGATGAGGAATGAGAACTAAGGATTGGTCCTCCTGTGTTGGGCAAACATTCAACCATTTAATGGTGCTTGAAATGGTTGATAACAAAAATTGTTTGGCTAAATGCGTTTGTGGAAAAGAAATTATTGAATTAGCGAGCCTGATTGGGCGAGGAAAAGTTCGTTCTTGCGCTGAAGATTTATGCATTTCCCCCAAAGGAAATTCAATACTTGGACCCTCAATTGTTGGAAAAAAGTACGGACGCTTAACAGTTCTATCAATTAAAAGAGTGCCCTCTAATAAGAGGTATCGAGCAGGAAAAGAAATTGATAGAACTGATTTAGTTGCTACATGTTTATGTGCATGCGGAACACAAAAGGATCTACGAGCAGCAGACATAGTACACGGTAATACAACATCGTGTGGTTGCGCTAGAGCGCTCTCTCATAATATTCAAAAAGAAGGGGATCTGCGTAAATGTAAGGGGCGCTGTGAGCAATTAAAAACTCTTAACGATCAGAACTTCCCACGTAGAGATAAAGATAAACAAAAACATCTTTGGCGCTGGGTATGTTTTGATTGCCGACGCGTTCCTCCTCTAACTCCAGAAGAATTGAGCGCTCTCGAAGCGTATCGTGTTGAGCGCAAAATTTGGACTCGTCTTCACAGTAACACTAGCCGCTCTATTCGTTATTACCTTAATAAGGATGGGAACAAGAAAGAGTATAAAACCGAAGATTTTCTGCCTTATACTATGGCTGAACTGAAAGCTCATCTTGAAAGTCTTTGGGAGCCATGGATGAATTGGGAAAATCAGGGCTCGTATTCTCCTAGTAAATGGAAAGATGGCGATATGTCTACATGGCGTTGGCAAGTTGACCATATTAAGCCAGCAAGCGAATTTCATTATACTAAACCGGAAGATCAAGATTGCGTTGATTGTTGGGCATTATCTAACTTGAGACCTCTTTCGGCTAAAGAAAATATGTTAGATGGAACTAGTCGTAGTCGTCACTTGGTTAAAGATTACGGTAATAAATATAATGTGAAAAGGGGACTCAAATGAACGATGTCGATATGTTGTGCCAACGAGAAACCATCCATTCTGGCTATCCCGATGCTCTATCCAAAGAAGATCGGGAAGCTCTAATGGAGTTAAGCCGCAATCTTGATACCAACTTTGTCTCTCGAGGTAAAGTCATCGAACCCGATATCGTCTTTCGTGATATCCCCAAGTCTATTGGTAACTCTGTTCTACCCACTCCAGAACGAATGGAGGAGTTGAAACAGCTATCCCATTCTTTACAGGAAACCACACTTCTTAACAAGGAAAATGATGAAGATGAATAATTACGTTAACGATTGTCTCGAACGTCGAGCCAATAACTTGAAATCTCGCTACGAGCAGCCCAAGATTGGACCGGATTTTAGCGATTCAGTTGATTTCTCCCCCATTCCCACTCCGGAAGAGCAAACCGCTCTTCTAGATAAGATGAATCAAGAGATTGTGGAGCCTACTCCTCCGGTGATTCCGCCACCTTCAACCAAGCTAACGATGGAAGAATATGAGGTTTGGCGAGCAACTGGCTACAAAAATGGCGTAATTTGGGGCAATCCAGGCATATCAAAGGATGCGGTCTATAAAAATAACTTGGTTTTGGCTATTCAAGCCCACAAGAAATTGCAGATGAATCCTCGGGCAGCCCTGGAATATTGCGAGAAAAACGGCATTTCCGGTGAGGAACTCGAATATGTGAAACGGGCAAGCCCAGAGCTTGTCGAACAAAAGGATTGATGACGGTTGATAAGAATGATTTGAAAAATCTTGAACGAGACTTAAAAGCGCAAGGTGTTGACCCAAATGGTGTCAAGAAGATAGTTGAGATTGCGGAGCAAGAGCCAGAGGTTAAATTAACCTTCTGTGAGGAGTGTCGCAAAGTTGACGATGAGATGAGGGCTCTTGGTATTATGCCCCTAGTAGGTGGTCGCTGTGAAGCCCACCTGTATAACTCTTTTATTCTCGTAGTTGAGAAGCTAGAGTTAACGCCCGAAGAGCTCGAAAAAGAGGCTGCTAAAGCCGCTTTCCGAGCCAAGGAAGCCGAGGAAATTGAAAAGATTCGCCTTCAAAAGCGCGAGGGCATGTTCGTTAAATTTGGCGAACTTACTCCTGTTTCCCCGGTTGCCAAGGTTGAAGGATTGGTCGAAGACCTCTCGGAAGTTCCAAGTCCCGAGGAGCTTGAGTGGAAAGTCCCTGAAGGTTATAAGGTAAATGAAGTTACCAAACATTACTTTAAGAACCTAAAAAAGAATAACGAAAGAGTTGCCAAAGCTTTAGGCAAGGGAGAAAGTCTTGTAAGAGAATTAGATACTTTTGGAGCAGGTGTTGCTTATAAAGGCGTTCGACGCGCTATGCGAAGTTTAACTAATGAAGAGATAAAGGAAATAGAGGATTTACGTTCAAATCCATTATCAAAATGGGGTGAAGAGCTTAAAAAAGATGATGATGGATTTAAAACTAAGGTCTTTGGCTCAAATGAATTTAAAGGCTTTGCTCGAGCGCTAGGAATTACCGACGAAGAAATTGCCGAGCAAAAGACATTTGCAGACGGACGCGCCGAAAGACGGTTATCTTTGATTAAATCGGCTGAAGTTGACTTCAATACCCCGAGTCTAGAAAAGATTACCGAGGCTGCCAACCAAGGTCGTCAAGCAATGCTTGATAAGGCTATGGCTCTTGGTCTTCTTCGGGAAAAAGAAGCCAAAAAGATTAGTAAATTCGATTTTGGTACCACTTTCGATAACAATCAAATCAAAGACGGCTTAAACGAGCTACCTCAAGGTAAATTCTGGTACCAAGGTAACAAGCAGCATCGACTAGATGGTCCGGCGGTCAAACTTGCTAATGGCAACGAAATCTGGTGCCAAGACGGAAACAAGCATCGTTTGGATGGTCCTGCTGAAACTACCGATAAATTCCAAGCTTGGTATATTAACGGTAAATGTCATCGAGTTGATGAACCAGCCGTTATCTGGAACTCTGGTGAGAAAGAGTGGTATACAGAAGGTATTCGAACCAAGCTGGAAACAGAAGGTTACGTTTACCACTTTGCTACCGAGCAAGTAGAAGTTAGCACTGGTTTGGGCAAAATTACACTCCCTCAGGAGAAAATCGTTCAGATTGATCACCCTAATGGAACCGTAGTTCGTTATCAAAACGGTAAGAAATCGGCTACTGATGCTCCTGCTATCGAGTTCAAATCAAAGAAGAAAATCTTCATGACCAATGGCAAGGTCTCTCGCTTAGAGGGTCCTGCCGTGGAACAAGCCGATGGAGCCGGACAATATTGGATTAACAGCAAGCTTTATACGGTTGAAGGACTTTTGAAGCGGGTTGATCAGCTTCAGAACCCTCCAAGCCCCGAACCATTAGACCCTAAGTTAACCAAGGAAGAGTTCGATGCCTGGTTAGATTATCCAATTTACAAGGGGAAAGCTCCAGGGGTGTTAACTCATTCGTTTGACGGTTTAGCTAAAAAAGCTTCAATTATCGCCTTATCTAAGAGGGCTGGAGAAAAACTGCTTCTTAATCCCAAGGGACTTCTTGAGTACGCTGAAGCCAACCAAATCGAAGGCGAAACGCTGGAATTAGTTAAAATTCGAGATACTTATACGCTGAATCCTCCGCCTCCAGCAAAAGAGGAAGATATGCGTCAAGAACTTGAGCAAGCGGAAGAAAAGTTTAACGAAGAATTTACCGCAATTTTCCCAGAATTAGTTTAATCAGAAAGTCCAAATGCCACCAAATGAAATTTCTTTCGCCAATGCCCTAGAAACCGCAGATAATCGTCTCCAAGCTGCCAACAAAGCACGTGGGGTGATATATCTCATTACAGCAATCAATCAAATCGGAAACAAAACGTTCCACGAGTATTACTTAGCTTCCAAGCTCAGTATTGCTCATACCGCCATCTTCCAGGCTGATTGTATGCAACTCACCGATAAACAACAACAAGAAATAACAAAAACCCCAACCTGGGTGACCGTTGATTCCTGGGGATCTGAGTCGTTCTATCTTGAACGAATGATTCCTTGGGACAAGGTTCTCAAAGTGGAGAATTTGAGCAAACGAAAATAAGGAAAAATGACTGTCACGTGTTATCGATTTGATAACTTGCAGATAGTCGAATTCATGTCCTCTTGGACATCCTGAAAACTTTGACTGTTCTCCGGGACTTCGCATTGGGCTGAGTGACTCTCAGCCTGTCGAGCCTTCTTTTTCGATTTTTTTAGCTCTTCTTGAGATCTCCATTTTGAAAAAGCGGCTTGAATGGGTTGTTCCGACTTCGTCGGATTCGTGTATTTCTCTTTGATATTTCTTGCTGCGTTGATGTCGGCATGGTCTTGATGACCGCATTCGACGCATTCAAACTTCGACTTCTTTCGATTATCCCCGGAGATATGACAACATTGGTTGCACATTTGCGAGGTGTAATGAGGCTCTACGAAGACCACGGTTTTGCCGAGACTTCGAGCCTTGTATTCGATAAAAGTTTGAAGTTCTCGAAAAGCCCAAGATCCCAAGATCTTATTGGATTTCCTAGAGAATCCAGGGGCTCCTTTGACAAGGTTTTCGAGCACGAAACATTTCTTATTTGGATTAGATACGATTTTCTTACTAATACAGTGATTGATGTCCTTCGTTAACCGTCTCTGTCGACCTGAACGAGCTTTCAATTTTCGTTTAGCCGAGGGAGTGCCCTTACGTTGGAGTTCTCTGGTAACATAAAGAGATCGACGTTGAGCGGCTCTTAATTTGGAGGACGAGAACATCTCTCCGGAATCTGTGGTTGCTAATTGATGAACCCCGAGGTCGATGCCCTCGATTTCATTATTGAAGTAATGGATACTATTTACTTCAGGGATTTCAAAATTTAAATTAACAACCCATGATTTATGATGAGCTGAATAACCAATATAAGCATTCGCCAGTCTTCGTTGTGGATACCTCAGATTAAACCACTGAGGAATTTTAATTATTTGTTGGGTGTTTTTTCGAGGTCCCATCCAAGCAAAAGTTAAAGTTTTTCCATTTTTCAATATCTTTATAGTTCGCTCATCGTAACGAATACAGGAATTATCTTTCTTTGATGGTTTTTTGCCACGAGTTGATTTAAAGGCTTCAGTAGCCATATCGGCAATAGCCTGAATCAACCCTGTATTAAAGCCAGGATATTTGTTTTTAATCTGAGGTCGAAGAATTTTCTCTGCATCGTAAGTGTTGGGAAACTTTTTAGATTTAGAATTTTCAACAAACCAAGAAACAAAAGTGTTAAAAATATCTTGAGCAGCAAGAAAAAAATTATTCCAACCATCAGGAACATTTATTTTGCAAATAATAGCGCGATACTGCTTACTCACTGTAATATAATAACAAAAATGTACGGGTTGGCAGCAAAAAAAACAAAAATCTTCTACATTTTTAGATCGTGTTGATATACACTCTTCAACGATCGAGAACTTTGTTTTCAATCGCCTGTAACACATTTAAAAAATAATATAGGAAAAACTAAAATGACTGTAATGACATATGGTAAGGTAGATTGGGATCAGCGCAAGGTTCGTGTTCGTACTGAGAAAATCGATACCAAAGCACACAAAATGGACTTCCCCAACGGTCTCAGCACCGTACGGTTTGTCTCCGCGCCCCATGAATGCCCCCATCACTATTGGACCCCCTCTCATCCCGCTCTTAACCCAGCTAAGATGTTCAAGAGCGGTTTCAAAATCAAATGTACCGCCGATAAGGATACCTGCCACCTCTGTCAGGTCCACAACAAGATCGTTCAACGCAACTTCCTTAAGGTTATTTCTCGCCGAGATAACTCCATTAAGATTGTAGAGTTTTCGGAGAAGACCTGTGATTTCCTTCAGGAGAAGCTTTTCAATAACAAAAAGTGGGGTCCTCTCACTGGTTATGATGTCGATGTTACCGTCGATAAGAGTGACCCCAAGAACTATTACAGTTTTCAGGGAGATCCAGGTAAGGAGCCCTTGACCGTCGAAGAGATTGAGATGATCAATAAGTACGACGACAAGGTTTTCAATCATATGATTGCCCCTATGCACCCAGACGATCAGCTTCGTTACATGGAAGCCCTGATTAAGAAGGCTTGCCTAGATGGAATGACGGTCTCAGTAAGTGCTCTGCTTTCGGGTGGAGAGCTTGAGAACACCGAGTTCGAATCAGTTCAGTAAGTAGTAATTAACGTCCCCCGAGCTCTTTTATGGGTTTCGGGGGATAGTTTTATCTCATATCTCTATGAAAGTACTTGGTTTAGACGCCTCCACTAGCACTATCGGTTACGCCATTCTGGAATCCGATCCCTTGAAATTAACGTTGGTAGATTACTGGAAACCACCAAAGAAGGGATCGATTTGGACCAGATTGGCTGCAACCAAGCAATTCATTCAAAAGCTCCTCGAGAAAGAGAAACCCGATGTGGTGGTAATCGAAGATATTTTGTTATTCGCCAAGACATCGACCGCCAAAACAATTACCTCATTAGCGATTTTCAACCGAACGGTAGGGTTGACAGCCCTTGAAACTCTTGGAATCGAGGCTAAATTGCTAGCCGTAGCGACCATCCGCGCCCGGTTGAAGCGCCCCGAGAAGGGAGCGCCCCGACTGACCAAGGAGGAGATCCCGGAGCGCGTGGCGGAATTGCTGGGAATTTCTTTTCCCTATCGATTCAAAAAGACTGGCAAGCCAATGCCTGAAAACAATGATATGGCTGACGCCATTGCGGTTGCTTTAGCATATTTGAAAGAGAAGAAGACGAATGGAATACCAAAAAGCTCTGGAAGTTCTGGGACTAAACAAAACGGCAAGCGAGGAAGAAATAAGAAAGGCTCACCGGAAACTGTCGGCTAAGTATCACCCAGACGTCAATAAAGAGCCAGGAGCCGAAGCTAAGTCAAAAGAGATAAGCGAAGCTTTTGCTTATTTAAATTCGGTGAATTTCACGGAACCGACTCAAAATCCTTTTGGTCCCATAGATTTCGCTAGCATTGTGGAAGAATTGCGGCGAGCTCAAGAAAGTGTCGTTTTCGCTAGAACCAGACGAATCAGCCAAGATGTTTGTTTAGATGATTTGTTAGAGACACGAATGTATGATCTTAAATACCAAAAAGATCTACGTTGCATGGACTGTCTTAAAATTGAAAAAGATTGTTCAACTTGCAGAAATACCAGGTTAGTTACCCGAAATGATAGTCTCAAATTTAATCTCAATCCTTATGTGGGACCGCTGACATTTAAGCTTCAAGGCAAGGGATCTTGCTATCTTCATACTGGGAAGAACGGAAATTCTCAGTGGGTAACAGAAAATCTCCTGGTTAACATCAATGTTACTCCTAGCAAAAAAGGTTTTTGGGTAGAAGATAATCGACTTCAGAAAAAGGTAGAGATTCCTTTGCTAACAGCTTTGAAGGGCGGAAAAGTGCAAGTAGAAGGTCTTTGGAAGAAACTTACAGTTAAGATCCCGGCAGGAATCAAGCACGGACAGGTGTTGGCGTTGAGTGGTGAGGCTCCGAATTACTTAGACGCGGACTGCACTAAAACAAAGGGAGTCTTCGGATTGCGGGTGGAAGTCGCATACCCAGAGGTAACGGAAGAGCTTGAGAAGGCGTTGCTCCCAAAGGTCAAGGAAGATGATGGAAGTATGTAATTGTGGTTCTACTCAGTTTCGAGTACCAGGTAAAGTACAGGTTGATGGTAAATGGACCTCCTGGAAAGAGCGTCAAATGGACGAATTGGTGCCCGACCAAGAACAACAAGATTTGTTTAAATTTGATTGGGAAGCCATGCAATGCGTTAAATGTGAAGAGATCTTCGGTATCGAAGATTAAAAAAGGAATAATATGTCGATTACCAAGTTTTGCCTCAAGTGCGATAAAACCACTGAGCCGCTCGCCAATGAAAACGTTAACATCTGTGAGGCGTATTGTTCCGATTGTGGAACTACCCTAGATGCTAAGTATATCTCCCCAATCTTTATCAATCAGCTTCGGTTCCTAGGAAAGATTCGAACAGCCAACCGAGACATCAAGGGATTTTCTTCGACTTGTGCAAAATGCAAGAAGACTGATAAACCCAAGCTGGTAGGAGATGAAGCTTTCTGTAGGGTTTGTGACCATAAGCTGGAGTTAACGGCTCAGTTTGTTAAGTTGATTCGTGACCAAGGATGATGATCTGGGTTTATTTAGATAAGCCCCAAATTAAATTAGAGGGACTGGAGCGCCTGGCGAAATCGTTGGGTTGTCCGCCCGTGGATGATAAATTAAACGAGAAAGAAAGAAAAACTTTCTTGGCGTTTCTGATTAAAAGAAAGTTACGGGAGGAACAATATGGATAATGATATTAGTGATTTTTTAGATGGACTAGAATTTTCACCAGTAGCAGCAGATAATGACGAGATTACAGCTGCCGATCTTAGTGAACTAACTAAGCAAGCTAATAAGACTCTGTTTGAGGATACCAAGATGCGTATTCTTACAGAGTGTTTGCTTTTAGCTTCAAAAGGAGAATCGCGATATTCAGAAGATTTTAATGATAACTCTTTCTCTTATAAAGAACTTGAGAATCTTCAAAAGTTTTTCCACGACAAAGGGTTCACAACAGTTTTGTCATATAACAAGTTGTGGATTAACTGGTGAGAAGAATGGGCAACCAAATCATGGCGGATCAATTCGCCAAGGCTCAACTTAAAGATCTTTGGCTTATTTGTCCTCATTGCTCTGTTTGTGATTTAAAGATTTGTGGAAAACTGGGTTCCCTTTGGTGGGAATCCGAGTGTGGATATTTCTCCGGGTTATGCTGGGATCCTGAGGAAATGGAGTCGCTTACCAGCAAGAAAGACTATCGATGGAACAAAATCAAACACCTTTCGTAGATTTATTTAACGAAGTACTATTAACTAGCCAACGATTTCATAGAGAAGCTGTTAAGTTAGCAAGTTTATTACAAGACGATCTTAGTGAAGGAGAAGAGGCTGCCAAGGTAGCAGCTTCTAGAGCTCCTGAAGTTATCATGGCTGGCAAAGTCTTTGGTGGCACTCCACTTTATGTAGAGGATCATTTAATCGAAAAAGTAGCTAACCTATATCGCAAACACTTTCCTTTAACTGAAGTGGTTACCGGACACCCAAATCACAAAGGGGAAGAGCAGCTAGCTGTATGGATTTGCTGGAATCCAAATATTGATATGATCGACTTTTGTTTTCGCAATCTTTAAGATTCATTGAACTCTTCCGAATTTCTTCAAAATCATATCTTTCGCTCCACCTTGTTTGAGCATCTTCTTAAACAAGCCAAATCCAATTTACTTGCTAATCCTGAGCACCCAGCTGCTCAATATCTAGCTTCCAGACACTCCCTTAAGAATGCTCAGCGCTTTGAGTTCGGTCTCTTTCCGGAGCATCCAGACCCTAAGATTGTCTCTTTTCTAAGACTTTCTTATCTCATCGAGACCGGAGATCCCCTCCAACCCACTCGCCTATCTTCCTTCTTCCAGCACCATCCTTTAATCTTCCCGGTTAGAGACGAGCTTGGATACATCGTTGGGCTGGTGGGTCGCTGTATTCTTCCCGAAGAGGAGCAAAAGGCGAAAAAGCTTTCTAAATACAAAAACTCCTTCTTTAACAAGTCACTTTATCTTTATGGTCTTTTTCAAGCCAAGTCTTTGATTAAAGAAACCGGAAAGGTTATTTTAACCGAAGGGCAGATAGATACGCAGATAGCTCAGATAGAAGGAGCGCCAGCAGTAGCACTATCAGGATTAGATTTTTCTCCTTTTCAAGCATACCTTCTAGTAAAGTATGGGGTTAAGTCGTTATATGTCTTACTGGATAACGATGCTGAAGGCAATTCTGCCGCTCAACAAATCTCCAAGCGTTATCAGGACTACTTCCAAATCAAAGTATTATCTGTTCCTAAAGGGAAAGATATCGATGAATGCGTCCGAAAATTCGGAGACTCCTCTATTCTTAAGGTCTGATGCGCCCACCCCGAGATTTCACAACAAATAGATCTAACAGTTATCAATACGTGATCATGGAGTCTCCCGACGATCCCGAGACTCTAACCACTCGCTCTGACCGAGAATTTTTTGCCTCTGCTGAATCCCATGAACCCCTTAAGGAACGCATGGATGAGCTTGATAAGGACCTTCGAACATCGCTTTGGGGTCTTATTGATATTCACCTTACCCCTCGTCAAAAAGAGGTTATGGTGCTTTGGATTAAAGAAAATCTAACACAAATTGAAATTGCTAAGCAACTTGGAGTTAATCAAAGCTCGATTACCAAATCCATCAACGGAAACACTGATTATCGCAACGGAGATAAGAAGGTCTACGGTGGAGCAATTAAAAAATTAACTAAGGCTGCTGAGGATGATGTTGACATTTTAGATATTTTGGAAGAGCGACAAGAAATACTACAAGCAATGTCTCGCTGACTAAAACCTCCGAAAGGAGGTTTTTTGGTATTTATTCTGGATGAGCTCGTTAGAAGACAATTTATTGACACTATTGAGGATTTTTGGTAACAAAGATGTCTGTTTAGAGTGGCTCAAAACACCTCAAGGATATCTTGGTAACAAGACCCCTTTGATGGCAATGGCACTTGGCGATGGAGAAACGGTAGTTTGGCTTGCTGAAATTCAAGCAGGAACGCCAGCACGTACCATCGAGCTGTAATTTATACGTAAATATACTATCTTGTTATGCTAAGGAGAGAAGTTATCATTGCAGACCGTTGGTTCCCGTCCTCCAAAACCTGTTCAAATTGCGGGTTCAAGGACGAGAAGTTAATATTGAAAGACCGCGAATTTCGATGTCCGTGCTGTAAACTGAAGATAGATCGTGACTTGAATGCCTCGTTTAACTTGGCATCGATATACCTAAAGAAACAATATCCCGGCGAGGATAGTTTCGAAATCTTGAATAGAGATACCGTGGGTTTCACGGGAATTAACGCCTCTGGAGATGGGAGTTCTTCGAGTTCAGCGATGAATTTGGATAGCCCATCGATGAATGAGGAATCAAGCATAATACTGAAAGTTCGTTAGTCTTGAAAAACAAAGTATATTTCCTCATAGGAATGATGAGATCATTCAATTTAGATCCCAATGTGTTGGAGCAACATCTAGCCAAACAGGCAGAAAAGCGCTTTAAGTGGGCAGATCTAGAGCCACGGATTCAGAAGGTGGCTTTTGATGTAGTTCGCTTCGTAGATGGTTCCGACGTCCAGGGTCTCTGGCGAGTGGAGCCTACACCAGAAGGTGACGTAATCCTCGCTCTTTATGAGGAGCCCGTCCTAACTAAGGAAGCTTCTGCTTGCCCATGGCGAGTAGTGGCTCGAAATAGTTATCTCCAAATTTTCTATAAGGATTCTCCTTTGACGGCTTTAGCAGCTAAGGATTTGGGGATTCCTGAGAACGAGCTCTACTTGACCGCTTCCTACCTTCCTTCTAAATTAGCTTCTTCGCCTGAAATGGTTAGGAAACTAATGGCAACCATGCGGAAAGAGGCAGCTCAACATATCTATCAGACTTTCCCGGAGTTACTCTAATGTCTATTCAGAACGCAATTAAGGTAGCCTCTGGCTTCCTAGACGCTCAGCAAGAGTTTTGGCTCCCTGCCCTTTCCGATAAAGCCGAGAAAGTAGCCGAAGCCCACCCCCATGATTCTACTTGTGTTGGTATGGCTCAGATCCTCTCCAAGAGAGCTTCTAAGTCCAATACTATTACTCGAGGCGAACTAGTTAACTTCTATCAACAGATTGGTAGTTCAGGTTCTAGATTTCCTCAGTACTTTGAATCTGAGTTAAAACTCGAGAAGCAAGCCCAAGCTAAGCCCCTAGAGTTCAAAGAGCAACTGGCACCAGCTGAAGTGGATCCTGTTTATCTTCAGGCTTTTGCTTCTATCTTTGATAAGAAGGCGACTTATCAGCCTAGCGAAGCTTCTAAGAAAGAGGCAATTGCCGCGACCCGAATTATTCTTAGGAATCTAGTAACACCAGCTCGTTCCATCGAAGTGGTTACAGCTAGCCCAGAATGGATGATTTGCCGAGCAGGCTTTGAGACCCCTAAAGGCGAAACAGCTGTTCTCATTCCCGTAGAGGTTCATAATAAGGAGGTTCTCTTCCCTAATAAATTTGCTCATGTAGCGGGTTGGGCAGAGCTTACCACTGAAAATCTACGTGGTCACCTTAAGTCAGCTGCCGGTAAACACCTGGAAGTTAAGGCGGATCAGCTCTTAAGTTCTTTAACTAAGAAGGCAGAAGCTCCATTAAATGAGGTTGAGCTCGCAATTGTTAAAGCCAAGTTATCTAAATTCGCTTCTTCAGATCTTTCGGTTACCGGGATTCAATATAAGGAACCTTTCCTTTTTGAAAAGAAGGCAGCAATTAAGGATCCCGAGAGCCCCGAAGTTCAGAAGTTTGCGGACCAACTAGCAACCAACGCTGGTACCGCGGCTCTCCTGTTCTCGAAGGCTACTGTAGATAAGGGAAGAGACCTAGTTACCCGAAGTCTTCTCAATCTTGGCTATTCAGCTCAGGTAGGAGTAGCAGATTCCGGTAAGGACGTAATCTTTTATGGAGTCTCGATTGCTAACCAAGGCTTCAAGGTTCCGATTAAAATCGCCAATGGACTTCCTTGTCCTCCCAAATTTGCTTCAATGAATGGGGAGTTAGTAGAGTTTACCTCGGCTGGAATTACTGAACTTCTTAACTCCGGATCCGATCTTTCGGCTCATGCGGCGGCATCAAGCTTCGGATCTGCTGGGGAAACCGGAACTATAATTGGCTTCAAGGAGGCATTAGAAACCCAAAACTGGGAAAAGGCAGAAGATGCTTTGGCGGTTCTAGCTAATGGAGAAATTGGTCTTTACCGTATTGCGTTCCAGGCTTACCAAGAGGTTCTGTCGGGGAAGATTTCCAAGACTGCCTCAACTAAGTGCGCCTCTCCAAGAAAAGATAAGAATCACGTTGGAGAGATTTGCGGTCACACCGGACTTCCTATGAACAAAGTTTATCAGGATCAGTATGGAATGTGTCACCCAATGCATCGCCAAGGAAGAGAGCATGCTACAGGAGAGCAGATGTCAATGGTGAGCAAAATCGTAATGGGGGGCTAATGGAGAAATTAACACTAGAAATCGATAAGCTTGCCTCCACCCTTCTTTCGCCAGACAATAAATTAATGGTTCTTGCCGAAGAAGAGGAAACCGAGGTTCTCGAGAGGGTAGCTCTAGCCTGCCAAATGGCTGGGCAAATCCTTAAGAGCGCCCTGGTTCGCGAAGATCTTGGCAACGAAGATGTAGATAACCTAGCTGCTTTGGCTGCCCAGTTATCAGAATCTGATGATCCGGAGGTTCAGAAGATTGCCGCTTCCTTAGATAAGACTCTAGCTACTATGGCTGGTGGAGTTCTTTATCAAGAGAACAATGACTACTACAGAAAGAGTATCGGAGCCGAGAAAGCCATCAAAGCTATCGAGAACAAAGTCAAGGAGTATCGTCCCAATGAGGCTCCTCTTAAGACTCGCTCTTGTCCCGAGCACCCCGGAAACGGATTGATTCGTATCTCGGATGATGAGTACCAGTGTTCTCTAGACAAGAAAATCTTTGATTACAAAAACGGGTATACCCTAGTTGGTGGAGGCAAGGTTCCTGGTGGCGATGTAGCAATGCAAAGTCACGTTAATGATAATCGACCTACCGATATGAACTTCTCCACTAGAGAGTCTCGTAACCAGCAAATGTAAGCCTCCAAGCACGCGGCTAACGCCGAGGAGCACCTGAAAACGGTTTGTTGCCTGATCCCGAGGAGTTTCGGTTCCTCGGGATTGTCCTTTTCTGGTATCTAAACATGACGGCACGAAAAGACTTCAGTTTAATTCAAGATCATCCTAAATACGAAGAAATCGTATCCAAATTGGTTACAGGAGTAGATCCTACCGAGATTCAAACTTGGCTTAAGATGCTTTATCCTGAGGATTCGGCGCTGGTCCTAAGCCTATCAATTCTAGAAGATTTCCAAAAATCAGGATTTACTGATTTCTATGGAAACGTCCAAGCCGATCTTCTCGCTGTTAAACAAGGCAAACAAATTGATAAGAAGGTTTCTAGAGCGCTTTTGGATAATCGAACTTATCAAGAACGACTTAATACCATTGCTGAAGAAGAGCTAAATAAAAACATTGATATCAAGCGTCGGCTTAATGTGATGGAAAAAATGATTGGAGATCGGTTCGAACAATTGTTTGATATTATCCAGGAAAATCCCAAGGGCTCCAAAGGAGATCATGTTCTTCTTCGATACATGGATATCTGGCTTCGAACCATTGAGTTCTATAATCGGGCGGTTAATAATGCTCCCGATCAGATTATTCAACACAATCATTCCATCGAATACTTTGATAAAAGGGCTTCTTTGGTTCAAGATGCGGTTAGAGATGTTTTAATGGAAATGGATCCTGAACTTTCATTGGTTTTCGTTGATAAGTTAAATGCCAAGATGGAGGAGCTTCAAATTACAGACCCAAAGGCAAAGGGACCACCCAATCTTCCACCAGAGGCTCTTGGGATTAGCGTCGATTAAAGCCGCATAACATCATGCAAAGCGTTGGTTATCCAATGGGGGACCCTACCGCCAATATTATGAAACCTCGAGATGTCCAGAAGTGGATTGAGTTAACTCATCAAATCTATCAGCGACATAATAAAACAGGAGAATCGTTGGATCAGCTCGTTGAAACCGCTACCTCAGATTGGGATACTATGGAGAGATACGATTACAAAAATTGGCTTAGATATTATCAGTCTGGAGCCGCCTCCGATTACCCCAAACTAGCTCAGGTACTTCCCAATAGCTTCATGGTCAATCCAGCTCCTCAAAATGGACTTTTACAAGTTCAAGATAAAGAGCAGACCGTCAAAGATCTTAAGGCTTTGATAGGTCGATTAAACTCAGCGGAACGTATCGCCACTAAGCCATCGGTTGTCAAGAAACTGAAGGAATATGGAGTGTCTGTGGTTGAATGGCTGGCTGCTCTTCACGACCTTAAACGTCAAATTCAGCTTACTGGTATTCGTAGCGAAGCTTCCGCAATTGAGTTAATTTATCGAAAAGCTGAGCAGTTAGAAAGCCTAGGAAGAATTGGGATGGCTTCTGAATTAAAGAAACTAGCTCAAACCGTTGAGGCTCCTTTGCCTGGAATGACGGCTCCTCCTGTAGACCCCAATATGGCGGGAGGTTTGCCTCAACCAACGACTGAAGAAGCGCCATTACCTCTTCCGCACGAAGAGGCTAAGGATCCGATTGATGAATTCATCGAGAATCTCAATGGCAAGAAAGATGAAGCTGAATCTGACGATTTAGAAACAGAGGCTGACTATCTAGATAGTTTCATGGCTTTTGGACAGATTTCACCAGATCAAATAGCTTCTCCAAGCCAGGTGCGCCCAGAGCCTCCCCCTGTTATTGATGCTCCCGATGCTCCCCTAGAGATGTTAGAGCCAGAAGCTCCCGAGCTTATTGAAGGAGGCACACCGATTGAGATTGATGGTCCTGACGAAGAAGCAATTGAAACCGAAGAACCTATTGCTGATCCGGTTAATGACGATTCTATCTTAGAAGCAGCTTTTCAAGGAATTACTGTAGAAGATGTAATTGGTCGTTTGGAAAAAATCGTTAACTTATTTCGTCAACGAGAAGTATCTCATCAATTAGCTTTTATCGATCTTATGTTGGGTCATTTAAATCTTCAGTCGTTCTTTCCTGGACTTGGTGAAGCCTCATCTAAAAACCTTGAAGCTAACCAGTATATCTTAACTCGTTTAGAAGATGTTCTTGGTAAACTTCGTGGTAGCGCTACCTCCAGCAAACTTAATCTAGTTCAAGAAGAAATGGCGCAAGATCCTCAGATAGAATCCATTAAACAAACTTTGAGTGATCAAGATAATCTTGAGAAACTTCGAAAAGATAAAAGAAAGAAGGAAGATCTTGATAAGGTTCTCTTAGAGGAATCTCCAACAGTGGAGCAAGCTCAAGAAGAATTGGCATCTACTCCAGTGATGCCAAAAGCCGAAGTTCCAGAGGCTCAGCCTAAACTCCCAGCTCCTAGACCCGTTATCTGATGAATTTTAAAGAGCTTCTTCTAGATATCGATCAACTGGCAACAGAAATGGATATTCCCAAGGTTTATATGGTGGGAGGAGTTCCTAGGGATAAATTTGCCGGCAACCTGAAATCAATTAAAGATATCGATCTTACCAACGGTTCTCCTTCTATTAAAGATTTAGCTCTTCAAATTAAGAAAAAGTTCGGCGCTACCTTTCGAGAATATCCAGACGGTCATTCCTCTTTAAGATTTCCTAATCTAGATCTAGATTTTTCCTCTAACTTTGTAGTTCCTCAAGTTGACAAATTGGTAGGAAAAGCTTTGTTTCCACTGGAAAGAGAAACGTGGAGTCGAGATTTTACTTGTAATACTTTACTTTGGGATCTCAAATTAGAATCCATTAAGGACTTAACCGGTAAAGGAAAGCAAGACATTAGAAGCCGAATACTTCGAACTTGCTTAGAGCCAAAGATAACACTAGGGGTTGATTCCAAAAGAGTAGCCAGAAGAGTAGCCAGAGTATTCTACCTAGCAGCTAAACTTGATTTTGAGATAGCTCCGGATTTGTTCCAATATCTAAAAGAGCATCCCGAGTTCCAGGACGCTGAACCACAAGACTTCCTTCTAGAAAAGTTAAGCATGGCTTACGTTAAAAATAGGGAAAAAACTTTGAAATTACTTCAAGATCTTGGTTGGAAAAAGCTTTATTGGTTGGTCAAGCTATGAGAAAATTAGCCGTTTTAAGGTCCGATCTTTCTTTAAAATGTCCTTGGGAACTACCTATTCCTAATGCTTGTCGTAAAGTGGGGGCTAAAATTGATGAAATGATCCGTAACCCCGATCAAATAGATTTATCGGTTAATCTTCAACATCTTAGCCAGCTGAATGAAGGTAACTGTATTCACGCCAAGATGATTAATAATTCGGCGGTAGAGTGTGACGCCGAGGGTAACCCTCAAATGGTTAACGAGTCTCCGTTATACTTCCATCCATTATCTGGTTCTGGGCTTTTTGGGATGAATACATTTCCGATAGGTTATTTTAACGACAATGTTTTGGATAGAGGATTTTACGCCGGAATGTATGGCTCAGAGTCCCTGTTATCGAGTTCCGCGCAAGCAAACGGGCGAATAACCCCGCATACCGAAGTAATGACCACACGTCAAGGAAATTCCATGCCCTTAGCTAAAACTGCTCAAAATATTGACCTCGATGGAATCATGGTAGACCCAGAAGATCTCGAGGATATGGGTGAGCTTAACCTTGGGGATGTTGACCTAAAGGTTGAATTAGAGCCCGAGAATGATAACGAGCTCGAGGTTCTTTCGGATGAACCAGAGATTGATATCGACGGAGATCTAGAAGTTAAAGTTGATGACCTGGTAGCAAAGAAGGAGTTTGATTTTACTCTTCCTAATGTTCCAGGAGCCGAAGACCAGAACGATCTGCAAGTGGAGGAAGATGAGCCCGAGCCCACCGATCCATACAAATGGACATTGGGTAACTTCGAGGAATGGCTACATAACCGGATGCAAGCGATTCCTCCCCATTCAGGAAGCGATATTGCAGGTGTGGAACGAGCTATTGCTTATCTTAAATGGCTAGAAGGAGAGATTTCCAAAGCAAGCCGCCAAGATATCAAGAGCCAGCTTAATATTGCCAGCCTGGAAAAGGCTCGAGGCGAAATTAAAAAAGCAATCAAACGTTTAGAAGATCGTCTTGAGACTCTTCAAAAAATGCAAACCCCCAAATACAAAAAGAGGCTTGCTAGCTTAGAAGATGGTATCACCAAACTAGGGAATGAAGAAATTCCCGGAATGGTTAAATTAGCTTCCGACTTCTATAATGCTTCGGTTAACGTCCCAGTTTTCATTAACTACATTGCCAAGGTATGTGTTAACTCAATGGTTTCAGCTGGACATGATGCCGAAGAAGTCTTTCGTAAACTTGCCGCCAAATACAAGATGACTCAGCAACAGCAGGTAGAGGTTCTAGCGGTACTAGATGAGTGGGGCGCAATCGCTTCTTATCGAGACCGTGGATTCTTGCCAGATGAAGATATCGATATTTCAGCCGCAGACAATTACGATTGGGCTGCTAAGTGGATGTCATGAGGCGCTATTCAGGACCTTCTATCGAAGATCTTTTTAAGCAGCAACTTAGTATCGTGGATCAAGCCCGAGCTCGAGGAGCATCGCTTGATGATATGATTTCGGCAATCGTTGGCGGAGGCAAGCAAGCCACTGTAGCTGCCAAAGTTAAGGCTTATCAGGAGCAAATTGGATTGACGGATTATCTTAATTCCTTAGCCAAAGGTGGTCAAGAAGTTAAGACGGCATCAATTCCTTTAAAAGATCATTTAGAGAACTACATTGATAACCAAATTAAGGTTCATCATGGACATGTAACAATCCCTCAACTTCAAAGTGATTTGCTTGCTTTGTTTGGAAACAAAGGTCTTCAACCTGATGATGTTTATGGTGAGGAGTTCGTTCGCTGGGTTCACGGCAAATTAGACAAAGAGAAAGATAAGAATCAAGAAGATCCAGTGGAACGTCAACTTGGCACCTTAATTACTATTGAGGATGACGAGGACGACAATTATTTCACGAACAAGGGATAATCGGAACTTCTAAAATCTGATAAGAGATATGGGAGCCATGGGGCTCCTGTTCCAATTTATAGACCACATCTTCAGCTCTTCCAAAAGAGTCTTGATAACCCAAAATACGAGTTAGATTCTCTGTCCAATAGAAATTGGGGTCTTTTTGTTCGATAATTAAATAAATCATACAGCTACGGGAATAGTTAACTTCTCTCCGGACTGGTATTCGGTTAACTTGAAATCTCCAAGTTGATAATCAAAAATAGAATCTCGTGGAGCCAAAATTAGTTTAGGGTTATCAAAGATAGGACTAGCCAAATATTTTAGAGCCGCCTCCATTTGATTTTCATAAAGATGAGCATTTGAAACTGAGTGGTAAAGAGTGCCAGGTTTTAACCCAAGTTGAGCGGCTAACATATATAGCAAAGCTGAATAAAAAGTAACGTTAGCTGAAATTCCAGGAAGCCAGTCTCCACTTCTTTGGACTAAGTGACCCACCAATCTATCTTGGCTATCTACATTCACTGTAAACGAATAATGGCAACAAGGAAGTCTGACCTTCGAGCTAGACATTACGGATCCATCCCAAAGATTCATTACCGCTCTGCGAGAGTACTTGTTAGCTTTGAGTTCGTCAATTAAATACTGAATCTGATCAAACCCCCCTGTTTTGGTAGCATAATCACCTCCAGCATGACGCATCTGGAATCCGTAAATGGGTCCTAACTCTCCTTCATTATAACCATTCTTAACTTCAAACTCTTCGTTTCGCCAGGCGGTCCAAATCTTGGACCCCATTGCCTCCAAGTCCCTCACATTAGTCGAGCCCGATAACATCCACAGGAGCTCTGCGATAATCGATTTAAACGGGTACTTACGCCGCGTAGGGACCGGAAAATACTCACTGATATCATAGCGACAAGTAACTCCAAACTTAACGAAACAATCGACACCTGTACGGTTAGGGATGCGTTCGGCTGAGACCAGTTCGGTTAAAGTATTATCGTAATCTTGAAGAATGTAGGTCATGAATTCCTTACAAAGGAAAAGCTGCCTTTCGGCAGCTCTTCGAAGTTTAAGTTTGATTTAGAGAAGTTGTTACATTAACGCGATAGCTTCGGCAGCCAATGGCGAACGATGAGTTTCGGTTAAGGTGATATGACCAGCTAACGTACTATCTTTAAAGGTATCAATAACTTTGGTTAAACAGTTTTGATCTTTACTAAGACTTCGAGCATCAATTTGACTAAAGTCTCCGTTAAAAATAATCTTGGTTGAATCCGAGATTCTGGTTAAAAGAGTTTTGGCATCTTCGGGGCGTAGGTTCTGCGCTTCATCAACGATGATGAGAGTATTAGAGATTGAGCGTCCACGCATGAAGGTAATTGGCTCTAGGTTGATCTTATCTTTAGTGATCAACATCTCTAGGTCCATTTTCCAACCATTTTGCTTAGATCTTTTACCTTCGCCGCTTCCTAATAGGAACTCAAAACTGTCCATAATTGCAGCGAAATATGGAGCTAATTTTTCAGATGCTGTGCCTGGTAACCAACCAATTCCGTCACCTACAGTTTCGATAGGTCGAAGGATAATCAATTTGTTGTATCTCTTTCGGTTCATTACCAACTCAAGACCGCAAGCCAAGCTAATCAAGCTTTTACCCGAACCGGCAGCTCCGCTAATTGAAACTAGTGGAATTGTAGGGTCCATTAGTAGATCCATCGCTAATTGCTGTTCGTAGTTTTTGCCACGAATGCCCCAGGCTTCTAGATTCCTAACAGCTTTAACCGATCCGTCACACTCCCGAGCACAAGCAACCTCAACCCCCTGATCCTTGAAAATCAAGCACTCATTAGGTTTAAGCTCCAACTTCTTGGCGCTAAGGTTCTTGTTCTCTAGAAAGTCTTGAATCATTTGATGATCCCAAACTTCTTGAACTCCCGTATAGAGAGTATTAGTCTCTCCCTTAGCTACTAGCTTCTCAGCTTCTACTCCATACGATTTAGCTCTAACTCGTAGAGCAATATCTTCGGAGATTAATTTCCACTTCTTTTTCTTATTGGCGATCATCAACCCAAGGATTTTATTATCCCCATAGTTGACATTCTCACCAACTCCGCCGTAATCGCTAGCGTCTACCTTGATAGTGTTACCACCAGGGAGTTTAATTCCTTTAGAAGGATCTCCTTGTTCAAAGAGGTTATCTAGATTCCGAATGACGGTTCGGGCTTTCCGAGCAACATCTTCCTTGCCCATCTTAAGTTTGTCCAGTTCTTCTAGAACAACAACTGGAACGATAATGTTATCCTTGATTTGACTAACGCAGTCCGGATAACTGATAAATACGCAGGTATCAATAACGACAGTTTGGGTCATCTTTGATTTCTTGGGAAAAAGGGTGGGTGATTATTCTGCCAGTGGCTAAGGTAGAGATTGGTTCCTCCTGGGGGTTGAGCGGGATATAAGTACAACAAGATACGAAATTAACGATAGGAAAGATGGATCATCTCAAGCAGCTCTCTCAATCACAAACTCCTTTGCTCACCCCAGCCATGTACCGAGGGGCTTCTCAATACCGCCAACGTCAACTTCTAGGGGAAGTTAAAAAGGGAAACTTTCGAGACGGAAACCCTAATTACAAGGAACCTGGGACACCTCTTGGTGTGGTTTCCACCGGATTATCCAAATCCGCCAACATGCTAGGAAACTCTTCTTCAGCATCTGGGAATGGAAACTGGCGAGGTTCTGGCGGAACCAGTCTTCAACCCGGAGAAACATATTCTCCGCTTTGGGTTTATTCAAATCTTTCGCTTCCTCGGGACCGAGCCACCATCAATGCATGGTCTCGAGCCTTCGTGGCGCTCAACGCCTTCGTCGCTAACTCTATCTTCCTACATTCAACTTATCCGATTTCTAAGTTAAACATAAAGTGTAAGGATAAGAAATACGAAAAAGTCTTCACCGATATGGTCGAAGAACTCGATCTAATGAATGTTTGCATGCACATTGCTCAGGAGTACTGGACTTTGGGCGAAGCGTTCCCCTATGCCGAGTGGGACGAAGGTAAAAGACGTTGGAGCAAGATTACGATTCAAAACCCAGATTACATGATTGTCAAACAATCTATGGCTGGAGAATCTATTTTGGCTTTACGTCCCGATGAAAATCTAAAAAGAATCTGTACCTCAAATAACCCAATTGACGTCCAGCAGCGCCAAAACATTCATCCAATGATTATGGAGCACGTTCGTCGTGGCGAGAACATTCCGCTTTCTAACTTCAACATTAGCCATATCGCCAGAAAGATTGCTCCTTACGATATCCGAGGAACTGGACTAATTGTTCCAGCTTTCAAGCCCTTAATGCTCTTCGACATGTATCGAGAGTCCAAGTATGTCCAAGCCTCCAACTTCGTTAACCCTTGGACCATTGTTAAGATTGGATCCGAAAGCTTTAAGCCAGAACCCGCAGATATCGAGATGTACAAGGATGCCTTCCTTTCAGCTGAGGGAGATCGTAACTTCCGTATCTTTACCCATAATGATGTAACTGTAGAAAAAGTAGGGGCTAGTGGAGGAATCCTCGATATCTCCAACGATCTCACGGCTTTGATTAAAGAAATCTACATTGCCTTGATGGTTCCCTCTGCTCTTATGGACGGAGGCGCTGATACTACTTATGCCAACGCCGGAGTAGCTCTAGACGTATTACGTCAACGATATACCTTTTTCCGAAATCTCTTAACCGATTGGCTACGCCGAAGCATTTTTGCCCCGGTAGCCCAGTGGAACGAGATGTATGAGAAGATTGATGGAGTCAACCACCTAGTAGTTCCAGAGATTGATTGGAACCACATGTCGTTGTTCGACGCTGGTGATTACATTAATCAGCTCTTGCAATTAAAGCAAGCAAAGCCAGAGTATCTATCGATTCAAACGCTTCATCGTTCTTTAGGATTAGATTATCAAGATGAAACCCGTAGACTTCGAGAAGAGACAATTAATGATATCATTCTTCTGAAAGAAAAAGAAGCAATGAAGCAGATGAGTCTACATGAGCTTAAGGCTTTGGGTCCCGACGGAGAGGTTCGAGAGGCTCCAAATGATAAGGTTCCGGGGGAGATTGCTGAGGAAGATGAGACGGCATTGCCAGGAGAAGTACCTGGGGTTCCAGCTCCGCCTCCGATGGCGCCACCACCCGCCACTTAAGGGATATTAGTTCATGGACGAGATCATCATCATAACTGCTGGAAAAAAGAGCAAGTGGGTAAAGGAGCGCTTTACCCCTGGTGGGATAGCTCGTTGGCTTGGAGAGGGCATTTTCGGCGATTACAAAGAGAAAATGAACCTTCTTCGAGAGGTTGATGATCGAATCCAGGCTTGGGTTGATGACATCGAGACCATTGAAGATAAGCTAGATCAAGCTTTTAAAGCGGATCGAATTCTTCAAATTGGTCTTCTTCTTCGTCAATTAGACATTCGCCTTAAGAAAATTGTTAGCGAAGGTGGGAAGGTTAAAAAGGTCGTAGAAGAATCTTTGGTTCGTCACGAGTCCCAGCTAGGCAGTGTCCATCTTCCAAGCGATCTTGGTGTTGAGGTAATGAAAGAAGCCGGCATTTGGGATAACCTCAAACGCAAATGGCTTTCTAATCGCCTTGAAGATCATGATGGTCGCAAAGAACGAAAACTGGCTCTTCAAACACTGATTAAAGAAATTCACTTGATGGCTGAGACTCTCCGAACCGTTCTTAAAGATATGGAAACGGCTAGAGTCAAGGGTAAGATAGGCGGCTGGATCAATGGATTAAAGAAAATCGAAGACCAGCAAAAGTATTTCGTTTCCAAA